GAAATAGAAAGAGAAGCTATTAAAAGGGGTAATTTGGCTGTTACTTGTCGAGTGGCTTTTGATTTGGAATCAAATGACTTTTGGAAAGCTATTGGCTATATACCAATAAAAAAAATCGTGTCAACCTGGTTAAATCAAAGAGAAAGCAAGACAAAAAGACAATTATGGATTTATAAAAAAACCTTACAGCCTAAATTGTTTTAGTTCACTTTCAATCAATGAGGATGAAAATGAGGAGGAAAAAGATGCGTTGTCCTAAATGTGGAACAGGCTTGCAAGACGGAACAGGAGGGAAATACTGTCCATTCTGTGGCTGGAGTGAGGAGTCGCCAATGAGCTGGATAGAGGAGGAGAAAGAGATAGCTGACGAACTGAGGATAAGGGAGAAGTGGATAGAGTTTAATAAAATTAGAAGCATGCGTGGGATTAAGTTTGAAGTAAATCGGATTTTAAAGGAAGCACATAAACAGAAAGACAAATTCCCTGGGGCTATCAATTGGGGTAATTTGAAATGCGTGGGAACTAGATACTGCATGGATGAGATTGGAAAGGAAACTTATTTAGTTTTGATAGAAGAAGCTTCTCCCGACAATTCCGATTTGCAGGAATTTGTAAAGGAGCAGCTTGCCCTAATATTCAACCTCAGCAAAGATACTTTTGAATGCAGAACAGAATGGTAGGCTAACAATTGAGCAATAGCTCAAGGAGGCTAAAATGGCAAGCTTTGAGCTTTTAAAGCTAGAGGAAAATACCAGTCATATCCTTTTCGGGCGTAACAGTTGTGATTTCTGTGGAGACCCGATTGAGAAAACTAAGGAATTGGTAAAGCTGGACAACAACACTGGTTGTGAGTGTGGGTATGCAATTACATGGATTTATATTTGTAGTGATTGCCTATTGAAAATATCCAAACTTTTCAGTGGGCTGAAGTGTGAGCGCTGCGAGGAAACAGTTTTTAAGCCGATATAAGGAGGCCGAAATGTCAAATGAGTATGCAATCGCTCAATAGAGGGAGAAGAAATGAAGAAGCAAAGTGCTACAGATAATCAAGGGGTAATAGGCTCAATTCAAAAACTCCTTGCCGATCGTACTATTAAGAAGATTGTCATTATTAAGGATAGAACAAATCAAGTTATTAAGATTGTAGGCCGGCGTTAAGGAGGGGAAAATGTCTAAATCGAGGAAAGAACAGATAGCCAGGACTTTAGGCGGACAGCCGATAAAAGATTTCTATTCTCCAGAGACAAGGGAACGTATTCGTCAACGTGTGCGAGAATTATGGTGCTATAATCCAGAAGGCAATCAATGGATTCGGGTAGATATAGAATACGATTGGGTTGTTTTAAAATTGATGGTTAGGGGTAAAGAAAAAATGAGGATTAGTAGCCATACTGAATCCGTAGCTTGGGAGGAAGCCCTTCTTTGGCTTACAGAGAAAGAGAGGTGAATAATGGAACATCTGATATTTTTTCTTCTAGGTATGTTTTCTTTTGCAATAGGATTTCTGGCCGGTATGGTCTGCTTACTGTATATGTTGGAAAAGAGAAATTGATTTAATCAAACTGGGAAAGGAGTTTAAGAAAGCAAATGCCAAGAAAGATAACGAAAGCCCCTAGTAACATGGTTCTTTATAGGAGAAAGCCCGTAATTATTCGTGCAATTCAAATCAAAGAACTATGCGAAGTAGATACTCCTGAAGGCACGATGCGTGGAAATCCTGGAGATTATCTTATTCAAGGAGTTCAAGGAGAGCTTTACTTTTGTAAGCCAGACATTTTTGCTAAGATTTATGAAGCAATTGAAGGATAAGAGGTGAATAATGAATAAAACACTCACAAAAAAAGAACTTGAAAAGTGTGTCAACTTGCTGAATTGGAAGTACAAAACCGATAAATGTGCTTATTGGTATGTTGATGAATCGGGCGAAGTAAAATGGCGGGAATGGGAAGAAGGTTGTCATAAAGGGATTTCTTTAACCGATGCCCTATTCCATAGTCTCTGGAATAAACTCGAAGAGCTGACAAAATATGCAGGCTTTCATCTGGAGTATATTCCTGTTGATGACAAGCCCTATTGCGTAGCTATAAAATATCCAGATAGCAGATTTTATTACAAAAGAAAAAGAAAAAGCAATCCCTGTCTTGCTCTGGCAGAAGCGATTGAGAACTTAAAAAAAGGATATATAGATGAACAGACAGGGTGAAAGAAAGATTGACTATCTCGACTATACATGGTCGCCTATCACGGGTTGCCTGCATGGCTGTGAATATTGCTATATGCACCGCATGGCGAAGCGTTTCCCACAAATTTCAATGGAACCAGCCTATCACCCTGAAAGATTGCTAGAACTGTTAAAAGTTAAAAAACCGGCAATTATAGGCGTTTCTTTCAGCGGTGATATGTGGGGCAATTGGGTTCCGCCCAAATGGGCTGATGAAGTTATAAATATTTGCAAGCAAGCCTACTGGCATAAGTTTCTTTTCCTGACAAAGAATCCTGTTCGATATGAAGAATTTAAAATGCCCGAAAACTGCTGGTGCGGAACGAGCGTGTCATGTGGGTATTTCATCGACCATTATTTTGAAGATTTAAGAGTGAGTCAGTTATGGGATTTTGCCCCGGAAGGACGGAGATTTTTGTCTTTAGAGCCGTTTGTCTGTTTAACGTCTACTGATGCAGACATTTTGGTTTTTTCCTGGCTCTATACAGTTAACTGGGTGATTGTGGGCGGGCTGACGGGTAAGGGTGCAAGAAGATGTGATATGGGCGACCTTGAATCAATCATTGAAAATTGCAGGGATGCCGAAGTGCCGCTTTTTATCAAAAACAATGCTGGTTATCCTGAGAAGATTCAGGAGTATCCAGAGGATTTGATTTTAAAATGATCGATACTTCCCGCATAGCCAGGCTAAACATCAAGCAGGCCGCCGAACTGATGAATTGCAGCCCGGACACGGTGCGCCGCAGAATAGACAGAGAGGGTTTGCGGTGCTATCGCTTCGGGGATAAGCGGCAGAGCGTCAGGCTCAGTCTTGCCGACATTATAGAGTGGCAGGAAAGACATAAGGTGAACAATCAAGAGGATGATGATTTTCTAACCCCGGAAAAGGCGATAAGGATAGCGGAGAAGGCGATGAAATGCTGACCATCGGTTCATTGTTCAGCGGGATAGGTGGACTCGAACTCGGTTTGGAGCGGGCGGGTCTCGGGCCGGTTAAATGGCAGGTGGAGATTGATGATTACGCAATTAAAGTTCTTAAAAAACATTGGCCTGATGTGAAAAGGTACAGAGATGTCAAAGAAGTCGGAAAGCACAATCTCGAACCGGTTGACCTCATCTGCGGGGGGTTCCCCTGTCAGGATGTCTCGGTTGCAGGGAAAAGAGCGGGAATCAAAGAAGGAACGAGAAGCGGTCTTTGGTTTGAGATGCACAGAATTATTGGGGAACTACGACCCCGATATGCACTTATTGAGAACGTGCCAGGTCTCGTTAGCACTGGAGGGCTTGAAAGCGTTCTCTGTGATCTTGCCGAAATCGGGTATGATGCTGAATGGATGTATCTATCGGCTACGGAGGTTGGTGCCCCGCATCTTAGAAAAAGAATATTTATCCTGGCAAAAAATGCCGTGGGCGACCCCGGCAAGCTGGGATTGTCAGGGGAGCACGGGGGGTGGTCAGGGGAGGAGCTTAAGAACAGATGTAAAAAAATGGCCAACACCATCAAGCCGAGATTACAAGGACGGGAGTTATTGCCCGAACGTTCCGGTAAACAACCTGTTAGGGAGGGCGGTCTGGCCGACACCCCGGAGCAGTCCTAATGAGAACAGGCAAACAAAGCCCACGCCAAGCCAATTGGCAGGTAAACATGGAATGAATCTATCTGCGGCAACTGGGGGACAATTGAATCCGCCGTGGGTTGAATGGCTCATGGGTTTTCCGATTGGCTGGACGGATTTGGAAGGGGAATGCGAAGCGCAATCGAGGTTTTGGGAAACCGACCCCGCAAATAAAGGAGAAATTCCGAGAGTGGCAACTGGAATAAAAGAAAGAGTAAACAGACTTAAATGTCTCGGAAACGCAGTTGTCCCTCAGGTCGCCCAAGTCATCGGTGAAATGATAAAAGAATACGAATTGAAAAGGAAAAGAATGAGATGAACTGGCCGGATGATTATATCGGGAAAATTATTCAGGGTGATTGCCGGGAGATTTTAAAACAAATGCCGGAGGAATCAGTACAATGTTGTATAACCAGCCCACCCTATTGGGGCTTGCGGGATTACGGCCTTGAGCCTTTGATATGGGGCGGAAGGGAAGATTGCCAGCATGTATGGGGAGATGAATTTAAAGGCGGAGAAGGGTATTCAACAGGTGTACGGACTCGCTGGCAACATGGTAGAAACAGAAAGGACAATCCTGAAAACTGGGAAAAAGAAATACAACAAGGTCAATTCTGCCAGCTTTGCGGTGCTTGGCGCGGAGACCTAGGGCTTGAGCCGAACATTGGGCTATATGTTTCTCATCTGGTTGAGATATTCCGGGAAGTCAGGCGGGTGCTGCGAAAAGATGGTATATTGTGGTTGAATTTGGGCGATAGCTACGCAGGAAGCGGTTCGCCGGGCGGGGATTTCAGAAACGGCAAAGGTGGAGATGCTTATTTAAGGCCGTATAATCGAAAAGGAAACGGCCTGAAGTCTAAAGACCTTTGTGAGATTCCCTCCGAAATTGCCAAAGCATTACGGGCTGATGGATGGTATCTCAGGTCAAGAATGCCGTGGTTAAAACGAAACAGTATGCCCGGGAGCGAGAAAGACAGGCCGAGCGGTTCCGGGAGTACGGTTGAATATGTATTTCTACTGTCAAAAAGCAGGAAATATTTTTATGATAACGAAGCAGTTAGAGTCAAATATATAAAACCTTTGGATAGATGGGCGGGGAATAGGTTAATCGCAAAAGGAAAATCTATATGGGATGAAGGTACGGGACAGACAGCATATAGAGACAGAAACATGAGACCGAATGAAAAGGGAAGAGAGCGAAGACCCTCGGATTGGTTTTTTGAAAGCTGGCAGGGTCTTTATGAGGAATATGGTGAGCCGCTTGCCTTTATTGTGAATTCAAAAAGTTATTCTGAAGCTCATTTTGCCAAGTTCCCGGAAGCTCTTATCAGGCCGATGATTTTAGCGGGTACGAGTGAAAAAGGTTGCTGCTCAAAGTGCGGTGCGCCCTGGGGAAGGATAATTGAGAAAACGGGGCATGTAAATAAACGAGAACCAGCCCACGTACCTTTTAACTGTCCAACAAAAACAGATTCAACCGGCTGGAAACCAACAACAAGAGGTACGAATAACTGGCGGCCCACCTGTTCTTGTGATGCAGAAATCAAGCCTTGCGTTGTTCTTGACCCCTTTATCGGTTCCGGCACTACGGCGGTTGTGGCCGCAAAACTCGGCAGGAATTTTATCGGGATAGACCTATCATCTGAGTATTGTGAAATTTCAGAGAAAAGATTAAAACCTTATAGAAATCAGTTGAAGCTCGCCTTTAAATAATTTATCTTCTGGATGCGGTTTCTGTCTGCCGTATCCAGCGGAGGCAGAATGCGAATTCCGAGAGTTTCAATCAAACGGCTAAACAAAAGCCGCTCTCAAATAGAGTGGCGCAATCCCGGCGGCTGCCGGAGGAGGCTGCGGGTTGATTCTGATATTGCCGAAAGCGTCAGGCTGAAGATTTTGAACGCACTTATTGAGGGTAAAAATCCTGAGGCCGAGATGGAGAAAGCTGGCAACCGGGAGAGGGCGAAAAATTTAAAGCTCAAAGAATTCTGGTGGGTGTTTAAGAAAGAACACCTGCCGAATCTGAGGCCGAAAACGCAAGCCCTTTATTGTCTGCTGATGGAAAAGACGATTGTTAATTATCCGATAGCGCGGCTGCCGATCTGCGAGATCAACCGCCGAGCAGTCAGCCAGTATCAGCAGCAGCGCAAGGGCAAAGCAAGCCAGGCCACAATCAACAGGGAGGTGCAGTTAATCAAGTCCATGCTTGGTCGTGCTTTTGAATGGGAGATTCTTGACCGGGATCCCCGGCCCGGCATGAAGCTCCTGAAAGAAAGCAACAGGCGGGATGTGAGTAATATAAAACCGGAGCAAATAACGGCCTTGTTTGAGGCTCTTCCGGGATCGCTGGCTGACGTTTGTTTATTTGCACTCTATACAGGCATCCGCAAGGAAAACATCTTGAGCCTGAAAATTGAACAAGTTCAGTTGCCCGACATTGGAAACATTGGTGTTATTAAATTTGAGGCGAAAGGCGGCAAGCAAACGACAAAACAGGTTGGCCCTCATGCTGTTAAAATCTTGAGAAGGGCAATCGGCGACAGGAAAGAGGGTTATGTTTTCCTTTCTCCTGCCGGCGGCAGGTACAGCACGATTCACAGAACGCTTGACCGCCATGTTCGAAAGCTCGGAATCAGAATAGCGGATGGACGGAAGTTCTGTTTTCACGATTTCCGCAGGCTTTACGCAACGTGGATGCTTACCAGCGGCAGAAGTCTTGAAGAAGTACAGGCGGCTCTCGGCCATGCGGATTATGCAACGACCCAGAGATATGCCACCTTTGTAATGCCTGAAAGAACCTGGGAGCCAGAAGAACTGAGCAAAGAAGGATAAAGAGAAGGAGTAAATGATGAAACCGGTTAATATTGTAAGGGACTGGCTGATCAAACATGGATATGATGGGCTTTGTAACTCGGATTATGGATGTGGATGCAGGCTTGATAACTTAATGCCATGTGAGGAATTAACAAATTGTCAGCCTGGGTACTTGGTATATGATGATCCGGTCAATTATCCAAACGGTTATATTTCAACGGAAAAACCTATTTTGGGAGCAGGCTCAGTTAATTTCAAGCAAATTACGGCAGAGGGGCCAGAACTGAGCAAAGAAGGATGAAACAATAGCAATGGGCTGGAGGTGTGGCAGCACCTGAATTAACGCCGAAGCAAGCTGCCAATTGCATATGGCGCTTTATCCCGGCGATACAGTTATCCCGGCCAGCCCCATTGCCATTTAACAAAAGAGGAATGAATGAGAGTTTTTGCTGATAGAATAGAGACGGAAAAGGGAGAGCCTGAATTGCGTTCTTGTTGGGAGTGCAATCCGGCTCATGATTATCTCAAAGAACACAGCGCCCTCAAGTGTTGTTTTGAGTGTGGGCGATATTATTGCTTTGATAGATTTTTAGACAGTTTTGAGGGCCTGCCTGTCGGCAGACAGAGCAAATCTGAAGGGATTTATTTTGAGAATATTCTTGAATGGCTTAGAAGAAAATGTGGCTATAAGGAGGGTGAAAAAACATCAAAAATAAGCCCAAGCAAAGCAATGATATTTAAGGGGCAAATCAAATTTAGGGCTTCAGCCCAAATGGGAAAGGAGGAATAAATGGAATCTTACAATTCCCGGGCCAAGTGTCCGCTCAAAATCCAGCAAAAGAGGGCAAGAAAAGGGCAAAGTGGGTAATTTTGAAACAGTATGAAACGGCGCAAAGCTGGTCGGGGCGGGCGGATTCGAACCGCCGGCCTCCTGCTCCCAAAGCATAAGCTTTGCAGTTTTAAGAAATTGCATCGAGAGTCTAACTTGTTAATCTAAAACCAATTACGGCAGGCAGAAACCGCAGGCAATTTTTTAAATGCCGCAAAATTGGGTAAAATTCAGAACAAAAAGGGCAAAAAAAGGGCAAAGCGAAAGGAGGTAAAAATGACAGGAAAAGGCAACCAGAAAATGAAACCGATGGACAGGCTTTCAGATGTAATTAGAGTTAGATTCAGTCCGCAATTAAAAACTCGATTATCTAAAGCATCAAAAAGATTAAATCGAACCTCCGCTGATATAATAAGAACCGCTACGGAAGATTTTCTCGATTTTCTTTCCGATTTTTCCGATTAACCCGCCGGAACAATTTGTCCGCCCCGCCAAAGTCTGGTAAAAAACCCTTCCATTATACAGAAAATATATTTATATTAAATACAGAACCATTCTGTATAATTACAAGGAGGTTGATTGATATGTTGCTTAATCCTGTTGCCACAGTTGAGAGAAACGGCAGGCTCGGAACTCTATACGAGAATGCCAAGGGTGAAAAATATTTTTTCCCGGAGGATGATTTGGTGCTTGCAAATGATTACGGCAAGCTCACTGCTTTCGTGGTTATCAGCCGCAACGGGGCGCAAATCCAGCGGCGCACAGTTCCTAACTCTTTAATCAAGGGGTAAAAAATGCCTAGGTGGATAAAGAAATGGAGCGTGCCGAGCTCGTCAGGCAATGGCGCTTATGTTGTGTCATTAGCAGAGGACGGCGTTACTTATGGTTGTTCCTGTCCGGTCTGGAAATTCCGCAGACAGGAGTGCCATCATATCAAGGCGGTCAAAAGCGGTAAAATAGAGGGTGGAGAGATAAAAAGCCTGAATGTATTATTGCTAGAGTCAGAACCCCCACGTTCAAAGAAAAGGAAAACAAGTTGTTGATTCCCTTAGTAGCGATACCTGACTTAAATATGATGGAGGCCACTATTTGTTTTACAATGCTTGAACATGGCTTTTCAATGAATGAGATTCGGAAAAAGAGAAGAATACCACCAAGCTGGACTGCGAAGGCTATCAGGAATCATGTAGAGATTTATGGCAAGGCCGTCCATCCTGAAAATTTTTACAAATTGTGAAAAAGGTTTTGACTTGATAATAAATCAAGTTATTTTAAAATTATTTATCCATCTCTCAAAAGGGAGTCATTAATGTTGGTTTTTAGGATTTATCCAGAAAGAAAAGTTCCGGCTATTTTAAAAAACAGAGAGCCGGTTCCGGCCCCTTATCCGTTTGACGGATGGGGCGAATATCCCTTGAGTGAAAAAGACGCCTTAAGCCTTCTTTCGCAAGGTGAAATCATATTTTGGGGCTGGAATAGGGTTGCAAAAGAGCACGGAAAATATATACTTTCTATCTTCCGCTTTAATGTTCCTGACAAAGAAGTCAGCTTTGAAAGTGCAGAGGCGGCCCTCATGGCATTAAAGAAAACTTCTCGTACAACTTATTCAGAGTTTCAATGCGAGTGTCTTGGCGGTATTGATGCAGAAAAGTTCGATAAATAACAAGCAAAGGAGTTTTGATGTCATCAGCAAAAAGGATCGGCAGGACAGAGCGGATTAATTTAACATTGTCTTCCCGGGAAAAAGCGGCACTTGAGGCAGCTATGGAACATGAAAGCAGGCCTATGAGCCAGATAGTAGGCGAGCTGATATGGGAAAAATATGGCCGTCTGCTGAAAAAGGAAGGAAAATAGCAAAAATTCATCTTTCACAAGCCGCATTGTTCTCCAAAAACTCCCATCAAATCGTTTTTCTCTCCCCTTTTGAACTCAAAATTCAAATGTAGTACAAAATCTGCATGGCATATTGACAAGATGCTACAAGCTTATTAAGGCTTAGGTGAATGCAGGGGGAAAAATCTATGCCCGGATTCAGCAAAGTATCAGAGTCAAACCTGTCAACATGCCACCCGGATTTACAGAGGATTGCACGGAAAGCCATTAAACTGTTTGATTTTTCCGTGCTTGAGGGCCACCGGGACAAAGAAAAGCAGAACGGATTTTTTGAAGCCGGTCTGAGCAAGCTTAAATGGCCCGACAGCAAACACAACAAGTATCCGTCCGAAGCGATGGATCTTCAACCCTATCCCAAAAATCTGCCAGACAATCGTGGCAAAAAAATCAGTTGTTACAGCAGAGAAGGAGAAGTGAGATTCTATTTTCTGGCCGGTATTATTCTGGCTATTGCTTATAACGAGGGAATAAAGATTCGCTGGGGCGGAGACTGGAACAGGGATACAAACCCGCATAACGAAACGTGGGATGATCTCCCGCATTTCGAACTGATAAATGCAAGGGCTTTAACGGCCGGCGAGTTGCTTTTCCAGAGCAAAACTTCACCTGAATAATAACCTGAGGAGGCGTCAATGCAGGAAATTTTAGGCGAAATATGGGCGTTAATAACAGATAACCCGGCGGTTGGTTCCGCAGTTGTTACCGTAGCTGGCTATTTGATTGTTGCAATCTGCGGCAAGCTCGGCAGGATCGGTGTGGCCATATCCGAGGTCTGGGCCGACATAAAGGACGGGACGCTTTCGGATGAAGGAATGGCACGGCTCGGCTGGCGGATAGTGGCAATCGCAACCGGCCCCTGGCCGAACAAAGGTGCGGCATTCATTCGCAAGTATGCACCCGAACATCAGCGGAAAGCGATTTTAGGTGAGTAGGGTGAGCAGGTGGAGCAAAATAGCAGATTTCCTGCTCGGTATCGGATTTATAGCCACAGGGGTAATCCCGAACAGAACGAAAAAAGCCAGGCGCTATCTGGAGAAAGCGGCAGAAATAAAAGAGACTGCGGAAGATGTTGAAAAGCTTGTAAAACCGCAAAAGCAGGCTGTTATTTTCTGTTCAAACTGCGGCTCGGCTTGGCTGCCCGATGCTAAATTCTGCGGCAAATGCGGCAAACGCCTCCAGTCCGGTTTGCAAAGAAGCGTTACAAAGAAGCGTGATGCTGAATGATTTTTTTAAGAGCGGGACTGAAGGTTGATTGTCGGCATTATCTCTATTTCCGGTGCAGATATTGCGGCGAGGTTTTATTTCGCATTCTGGAGCATGGAGATTTGTTGCCGTTTTGTTTGAAATGCCCTTTCTGCGGCAAGGTAAATGTAACAAAAGTTTGGCCGTTCAGGGAAGCAAACGTCTAAGAGAATACTTGTTTATTTAGCAAAGAGGTGGTGATGAGTAAAAACAGTAAAGATAAGGGCGTATTTAATGAGATAGAACAAATCAAGCTCGGCGGTTTTCTCTACGATTTAAGATTTGTTCAGGAAGACGATGAGATGGTGGCAAAATACGCCGCCACTCACACAGCGAAAACGCAGAGAATTTCTGTTCTGAGCGGTTCTAAAACTTACGGTGAATCAATACTGCATGAGTGTTTCCACAACATTCTTTGGCAAATCAAATCGTATGAAGAGGAAGAAAATTTTAACGGCAGATTGAGTTTTGCTTGCTACGCTTTTATTCGTGATAATCCAGAGCTGATTATACAAATGCTGAGGGAAAACCAAGAGGAAAAGATAGACGAATTGATTAAAAGAATACTGGCTAGAAAATAAAAAAAGCCCCGGTTTCCAGGCCGGGGCTGAAAGGCAGAAACAGTCGGTATTAGCGTTTCGGCCATTCTTTGACAAGAACAATATGTTTAGGCTTGTGGACAATGAACAGGAAATGCCATTTCCACAATGGTGTCGTTTTGAGAAAAACTATACGGAAAAATCTTGTCTTTAATATGATATTATGCTGGATACACCAGCCAAATAAATCAATGTCATTCATTTTTTCCTCCTAGTAAGGCTGGCAAAGCCAGCGTTGATGTTTGAAAATTAGCTCATCGGGTTAATTTCAGGATCGATATCTTCATCAACAGTTTGTGCCTGACCCCGAAACGCTTTTGATATATGGCGTTCAGCATCCCGATAAGCCAGATTGGCCGATTCCATTAAAATGCGAATCGCCGTCCCAAAGTGCCAGTTGCTTTGTTCGCAAGCGGCTTGGGTCAGGTTGTGGATATTAATTTGTTTATCCGGCCAGAGCGCATCATCTGGATACCGGATAAAGCTTATTTTTCTACACCAGGGACACTCTACCCAATGATTATAGGTGTCCTCCGGCGCGGAATAGTAAATTTCCGCACCGCAACTTTTACAATTGAATGAGAGAATGTTCTCTTGGCTTTGCCTTGAGGATTCCGCCTCTTTTCTAGTAGCGTATCCGATCATTTTTTCCTCCTTGAGAGGTTTGTTGTTTGAAATAAGAAAGAATAATCTCATCCAGCGTCTGTGGCCGTTGCCAGCCACGACGCCGGCACTCAGCATCAAGCAACTTGAGAGCGCGGACGCTGAGCGAAACTGTGATTTTGGTGCGATTAAGTTTTGGCATAAACATCTCCTTTTTAAGAAAAATAAAAAATCAAACACCTAACATAAATTTAACATCTTTACGATGGCGTGTCAAGAGGCAAAACCACAAGCGGGGCGAAAGATGAATGAAACTCCTAAGATTCCTGGAATACCTGTGCAGAGAACTAAATACAATAGCCATTGGAGATCTGAAATTTAGCTATTTGGGATACCACCTAAAAGAATGGAAAACCAAACAAGCTAAACTCAGAAAAATAAAAATAAAATCAGTCAAGAGAAAATACCTGAGATAATTAGATAATCAAAATAACCAAGATACTATTAACAAAAACTAAAGACAAAACCAAGAGAATACCTATTAGCTAGTATTTAAATACTAGGTATTTAATATACTCTTAGCTAGCATATAGTATTTAAATAGTTCTAAGTATCTAGAGAATGACTGTAGTAGTTCTTAGTATTCTAAAAGCTCTTAGGTAGTTAAGTAGATAGTAATAGTAAGAGTATAAGAGTAGTAAAAAGAGTATTAGAGAGAATATTAGAGGGAATATTAAAAAAGAAGGTGATAATAAATGTCTCGATCAGTTAAAAATAATAAGTCTGAACTAGTGTATAAACCAGTAGTGAAACCAGTAGTAAAAAATAAAGGCGGAAGACCTAAAGGCTCCGGCCCTGTAAAATTTAAAACAGTTGAAGAGCTGCAACAGAAAATAGATGCTTACTTTAAGCAATGTGATAAAGAAAAGCAGCCTTATACAATCACCGGTCTTGCTTTGGCTTTGGATACCACGAAGAAAACTCTTTCGGATTATGAGGCTAAAAATGGTTTTGGTTCAGCGATAAAAAAAGCGAAAAGCCGTTGCGAGGAATATGCTATAAAGCGGCTATTTGGCAGTCAGCAGGTCGCTGGAGCTATTTTTTACTTGAAAAATGCATTTGGTTACCAGGATAGCCACGAGATTAAGGGAAAGCATAGCCTTAAGCTTGAGATAGTTGACAGCTTTGACAAAAATGGTCAGCCCGAGAAGGTGTCGAGGAAAGAGATTAGGGCGAAATAGTGCCTGATGGGCAGCAGCGTCTGCTTATGTAGCAAGTGCACCTTTCCTGTAACTGTAATTGTTAGAACGAGATAGAGGGTTGATAAATGACTGGAATCACAATTTTTGCCCTTTTCTTGCCCTTTTTGAAGGCAAAGACAGCAGCGCAGTTCATGCTGGCTGTCCAAAGTGTGGAGTCAGACCGCAGGATCGTGGCCGGATTGTCAGGCCAACCGGGCCTGCCTGTCAGCAGACAGGGGGGGGTATGCTTCCCGCAAAGACGGTGTTTCTTTGAATAGTGGGGTCGCATATTTTTTGTGCAGTTAATTTTCAAGTTTTTTGGAGGTTTTGGGGATAAGATGGTGGATTTAGCTACAGGGAATCGGGTAGGTGTTGAGGGTGGGACTCTTCGTTTGCCGTACAATTACGTTCCGAGGCCGTATCAGGTACAGGCGTTTAACATGATAGAGCGGGGTTATTTGCGGGGTGTATTTGTGTGGCACAGGCGTGCGGGTAAGGACAAGACGGCGATTAATTTAATGGCGAAGGAGATGTTCAGGCGTGTTGGTGCGTATTATTACATTTTTCCGAAGTACAATCAGGGTAGGCGTATTTTGTGGGACGGGATGGATCGGGACGGTTATCCGTTTATGAGTCATATTCCTTACGATGCGAGGCTTTCGACAAACAGCACAGAGATGAAGATAAGGATGATTAACGGTTCTTTGTTTCAGATAATCGGTTCGGACAATTACGATACGCTTGTTGGCCCCAATCCGGTCGGGTGTGTTTTCAGCGAGTATGCATTGCAGGATCCCCGGGCGTATGAGTTTATGAAGCCGATTTTGGTTGAGAACAAGGGTTGGGCGATATTTCTGTACACTCCGCGAGGACACAATCACGGTTACGATATGTACAACATGGCCAGGAACAACGAGCGTTATCTTTGCCAGTTATTGACGGTTGAAGACACGGGCGCAATAAGCAGGGAGGATATTGAGCGGGAGAGAGCGGAGGGGATGAGCGATGATTTGATTAAACAGGAGTTTTACTGTGATTTTGAGTCCAGTGCGCCCGGAGCTTATTTTGCTAGGGAGATGGAGGCGGCTTATGAACAGGGGAGGATATGCAGGATACCGCTTGAGACAGGCGTGCCGGTTGACACTTTCTGGGATTTGGGGATTGATGACAGTATGACGATTTGGCTCATGCAGCTTGTCGGCAAAGAGCCCCGGATGGTGGGGTATTACAGCAACAGCGGTTACGGTTTTACCCATTATGTGAACTGGCTGAAGGAGTGGCGGGATTCCAGGCAGGTTACTTTCGGGAGGCATGTTTTGCCTCACGATGCAAGGGTTCGGGAACTGCAAACGGGAAAATCGAGGCTGGAGTTTTTGAGGGAACTCGGTCTTAATTGCGAGACCACGGTCAGGCCGAAAAAGAAAGAGGACGGCATCGAGGCCAGCCGCCAGATGATAGGCCGGGTGTGGATAGACGAGGTCGAGTGCGCAGAGGGAATAGAGGCTTTGCGGCGGTACAGAAAGGAATATAATGATGTCAACGGCGTTTATGCAACGAGGCCGGTACACGACAAGCATTCTCACGGGGCCGATGCCTTCCAGACGCTTGCTCTCTGGTGGCAGTGCTCGTTCAGAACCGGTTCAAAACCCGGAGAAAAGAAAAAAGCCGTGCAAAGGCGGATTTACAGCAATCCCCATACAAGCTGGTTAGCGAGGTGAGATAAAGATTGGCCAAAAGTTTAACAAAAGAGCAAGAACGGAACATACTTGAACTGGCCCGGAAGCGTTTCAGGGCAGCCATGAGCGCTGATGAAGAACAGCGCAAAGAGGCGTTGACGGATTTGAAATTCATCGAAGGCGATCAATGGCCTGAGGATTTAAAAGCCGTCCGGGAGGGAGACAGGCGGCCCTGTCTTGTGCTGGACAGGCTGAACGAGAAGGTCGCCCAGGTTATCGGGGATATTCGGCAGAGCCAGATCGGCATTATCGTAAGCCCGGTTGACGATAAAGGCGATCCCGAAACGGCTGAGGCGATTCAGGATATAATAAAGCATATTGAGAACAACAGCCGTGCTAAAATTGCCTATAATACCGCTTTTGAATCCGCCGCCCGGTGCGGCAGGGGGTTTTTCCGGGTAGTTACTGAATATGCGGATGATGAAAGCTTTGATCAGGATATAAAAATAAAACGGATTTCTAATGTGTTTTCAGTTGTTACAGACCCGTCATCAGAAGAGGCCGACCAGTCTGACGCAAAGTATAAATTTCTGACTCAGCTGATTCCAAAGGAGGAATACGAGCAGAAATATCCGGGGAAACAGCCGGTCAGCATGGAGGATGCGGAAGGCGATGAAACCTACGATTACTGGTTTGAAGATGAAAAGGTAAGAATAGCCGAGTACTGGCTTAAAGTGCCGGATTCAACGAAAGTTAAAACGCTTTACCTGATTGAAACCGAGGAGGGCAGGAAAAAAACGGTAGAAAAAGTGCCGAAAAACGCAAAAATTCTTAAAACTCGCAAAGTAACCGGGGAAAAAGTCATTCACTACAAAATAGACGGCAAGAACATTCTCGAAGGCCCGAAGGACTGGGCCGGCAAATATATTCCGATAATTCCTGTGCTTGGCGAGGAAATCAACCTAGGCGATAAAAAAGTTCTGAGAGGGCTTATAAGGCTTGCCCGCGATCCGCAGCAGATGATGAACTATTGGGAATCAATGCTGACAGAGCAAATAGCCTTGCAGCCGAAAGTGCCGTGGCTGGCCACCGAGGCAATGATAGGAGATTATGAAGATGACTGGAATCAGGCTCACGACAGGAATTTCTCGGTTCTGAAGTTCAAAGCGGACCCGGAAGCCCCGACCTTAATGCCGAGAAGGGAAGCCCCGCCGGTTGTGGCGGCCGGGATTGAAAACCGGATTCAGGTAAATGTAGAGCATATTAAAGCCGCCACCCGGACTTATGACGCCGCGCTTGGAGCAAGATCGAATGAAAAAAGCGGCGTGGCCATTCGTGAAAGGAAAATGGAAAGCGATGTCGGCACTCTTGTATTCGGAGACAACCTGAAATTGTCGATTGAACACCTGGGCCGCGTGCTGGTGGACTTGATACCGAAAATCTATGATACCGAAAGAATCGAGAGAATCCGAGGGACTGACGGTAAAATCAAGACAATCCGTATAGGCAATAAAGGCGGCGGCAAGAAAAAAATAAAAACTGAAGACGGAAAGGAGGAAACGGTTTACGATCTTTCAGTTGGGAAATACGATGTTACGATAGAGGCCGGGCCGACATATACAACGCAGCGCCAAGAGGCTAATCAGGCCATGATGGAACTTGTCCAGTATGTGCCGGACATATTCAGGGTTTTCGGGGATAAATGGATTAAGATGCAGGATTGGCACGAAGCGGATGAGATTGCAAAAAGATGCGAATATATTTTGTTGCCGGAAATCCGGGAGCAACTCGCGGCGGAAAAAGAGGAAGGGGTAACGCCGGAAGTCGCAGAGGCTTTGAAAACCGCCGTATCTGCCGACAGGCAGGCAATGCCGGTACCGGAAGAAGAAACAGAAACAACAGACCCGCTTCTCAGTGTGAAAACGGCTCAGGAAGAAGAAAAGCTGAAACAGGAACAGCTGAAAACGGAGAAGACGCAGCAGGAACTTGAAATAAAGCGTCTGGAAAAATCAAAACTCATGGCGGAATTGGGGATTGACCCGGACAGAACGGAAGCGGAACTTGCAAAAGCGGCGGCAGAGGGAGGCTGAGACGTAAGTGAACCAGAATTTAAAAAACAGATTTTCGCAGTTCATAGAACTTGTCGAGAAATGGATACTGGGGAAATTTACCGGCCAGTTAATTCTTGAAGTTAATTTCAGGGACGGCGGTATCGTAAATTGCTATATCCATACCAAAAACAGAATGAAGGACGGTTGAAAATGGCTGAATACGGAGCTAAACGTGGCGTAGGCAAAGGCAGAGGAATGAAGGGCGGCGGCAGAAGAAACAAGAACAGAAAACCATGCAAAGGCTCCGGCCCGGGCAGAGGACTCGGCGGTGGCCGCGGTAAAGGCAGGGGGAGGTGAGAAGAAGTGCCTTACAAAGTCATTGGAAACAAGGTTTACCACAAAAAGAACGGACGTTGGAAAGTCAAACAGACATGCAAATCAGCCGCAAATGCCAAAAAGGCGGTTAACCTTTTGCGCGGCATTGAACACGGCGATTGGAAACCGACCGGGAAACCGGCCCGGAAAAGCAGGAAAACGAGAAAGAAAAAAAATCGCTCATAGGAAAAGCCCCAAAGACAAGAAGGGGGGCAAACAGTGTTGATTGAAATCGATACAGTTGAAGGCATTGTTTATGTTGATGAAATGAGTATTATATGTATAAAACCAGAAGGCGAAAATATATGTAAATTGGTTCTCTGTCATGGAGTAAATTTGATATGCCCGTATTCAGCAGAAGTATTAGCTGAAAAACTTTCAGAATGTATAAATTAATCAAAGGGCGGTGATAGTTTAGTTTCACAAAGAAAAATCGTAAAATTTCAGCTGTAAATTCGGTTTTCTGAGAAATCCTGTTTGGAGGAAGATTCAAACAGGTGATTTCAAGGCCCGGATTGCCGCAGTATCTGCGGCGGTTCGGGCTTTTTTATTTACTGGCGTTGTCCAGGCGATGCTACCGGCGGCGTGAACACCGGGCTTTTAAAAAGAGAGGTATTAACATGGACAGAAAGAAAGAGAAGGATACGGAGAAAAAGACCGGGAAAACTGCTGACGAAAGAAAAAAGGAAACTCAGGAAGAGGAATTTAACCCTGAGATAGTTACCGAGGAAACTTTTTCTGAAAAAGAAGGCAGGCTCCCGGATGAAGAGGCTCTTTCCGGGCCTGAATCCGAATCCGACAGGCAGGCCGAGGCTGCGAAAGACAAGAAGGAGAAATCAGCCCCCTCCGGGAAGAAAGAGGAAGAGAAGGCTTCAGCCGAAACCGAAAGCGGGAAAGAAGAGCTTCCAGAGCTTAAAGAGGACGATCCCGAAGGCGTTAAAAAACGGATCAATGCCTTAACCCGGAAATATCGAGAGCAGGAACGGAAAAGCGCCGAACTTGCAAAAAAACTCGAAGAATCCGAGTCGGAACGCAAAAAATGGCAGGATTATGCCATAGAGCAGGACAAAAAGCGGCTGGGAGAGGCTGAAAAGGGCAAGGAGAAAGAAGAGATCGGGAAAGAGGAACCCGAAAAGGAAGATCCCGAACCTGTCTATGACGAGGAAAAGTACGAGGATTACGATCAGTTCAGAAACGAACACGAAGCATGGGCGGTCAGGCAGGTTGAGAAACGGCTGGCGAAAATTCTTGACGATAAATTCAGGGAATTTCAGGAATCTTCCAAACGGGAGGCCGCTCAAGCTTCTGCGGCTGAAGAGCTTGAAGCCAAACTCGCTGAAGGCAGGAAGAAATATAAGGATTTTGACGAGGTTGTAGGCCGGGAGCTGGAACTTGGCCAGAACAAAGATGCCATGATGGATGCTATTTACGATTCAGAAATGGCCGCCGATCTAGCCTATCACATAGCCAGCAACCCAGAGGAAGCCAAACGCATCAGCAACCTGACAAGTCCTTACGCAGTTGCCCGGGAAATCGGCAAAATCGAAGCCAAACTCTCCTCTTCTGAATCCAAATCTGAAACTTCTGAGACTGGAAAATCTTCCGTGTCCGGGGAGGAAGAATCCGAACCGGAAACGGAAAATTCAACCGAAACCGAAAAAGAGTCCTCTTCCGCCCCTGAGCCTATCGAAACCCTCGGGGGCAGCGAAACGGTCAAAAAGTCTCTGAACGATATGAGTGTGGAGGAATACATCCGCCACATGAATAAAAAAGAGGCTGAGACAAAGGGGGCTTTGATTTAAGGAGAGTGATTTTTAATGGCTAATACGTTTCTTTCTCCCAGCATTATTGCGAAGGAGTCAATCAGGCTTTTTGAGAACATGTCCCGCATGGCAAAGCTGGTAAACACCGGCTATAAAAACGAGTTTCACAAAGTCGGGGATTCTATCTCAATTCGCCTTCCTGTAATTGGTCAGACCGTTGACGGCCCCGATATTACCGGCAAGATCAAGGACATCGAAGAAAAGAGCATCACGTTTGAGCTTAATTATCATAAGACGGCTCCTATTGAGGTTGCCACTACTGACCTGACTCTGAAAATCGAGCAGTTCAGCGAACGCTATCTCAGGCCGAACATGATTAAGCTTGTGGACGATGTTGATATGGCTCTGACCGGGCTTTACCTGGACGTTTACAACGCTGTCGGCACAGCCGGGGTTACTCCTAACAAATTCTCTCATCTCGGGGCGGCGGGAGAGCTTCTCGACCTGCTGGCCGTGCCGAAAGACGAGAGAAGGCTTGTTCTGGATCCGGCGGCGAACTGGTCAATGGTGGATGCCCTGAAAGGTCTTTATATACAAGGCCTTACTCGGCCTGCGGTTGAAAGGGGCTATCTCGGCCATGTTGCCGGCCATGATCTGTACGAGAGCCAGAATATCCGCAAGCACACGAAGGGTACGGCTACCGGCACACCTTTGACAAACGGCGCAGGACAGACCGGCTCAAGCATTATAACCGATGGCTGGACTGCCAGCCTGAGTCCCGCTCTGAAGAAAGGCGATATTTTCACAATCGCCGGCGTCAACAGCGTGAACAAAATCAACAAGCAGGATACCGGCAAACTTCAGCAATTCGTTGTTACCGCAGATACAGACTCGGACGGCAGCGGTAACGCCACTATTCCGGTATCGCCGGAGGTCATTACAGAGGGCGCCTATCAGAACGTTACGAATGCTGTTCCTGACGGTGCGGCAATCACTGTTGTCGGCGATCATACGGCAAACTTGGCTTTCCATAGGTACGCTTTCGGCCTGTGCACGGTTCCAATCGAGCTGTCTCCGTACCTGCCCGCCTCTCAGCAGGCAAGGGTAACTCACAACAATATCACCATGACTGTTGTGGGAGATTTCCAGGTAATGGAGTATTCAACGGTCATCCGAATTGATATTCTGTTCGGAGTCAAGACCCTGGATCCCGGCCTTGCCGTCAGGCTGTTAGGCTAAGACTTGAAAGTAAAGGCGTTTTTCTCGTAAAGTTTAATTAGAGGGGCATTGCAAGAATCCCCTCGTGTTGAAAGGAGCAGATAAAATGGGAGAAAATCTTCAAGGAGTGGCCCGTGATATAAAGTTTACTCCTGCCGCTGGCGATTCAAACGTCTGTGAAGTTACCATGCAGGTGGTGGACGCCTACGGCAACAATGTAAACGAAGTGCTTAATTTCCTGGTCTATCTGTCTGATTCGGCGTCGGGCGAAGGCCTGACCGACACCAGCGCAAGCGGCAACGTGGAGGCAGTAAGCGGTTATCAGGATTTGGGCGCTTTGACGGCGAAAAAGGCCCTGATGGTGCAGACGGATTCAACCGGCAAATATGTGCTTTCAATCACGGATTCTTCAAAGACCAATTTTTACGTATGCGCCGTGGTTCCGGGCGGAAAGAACGATGGCCGTGTTTCCGTGTCTGCGCAACTGGCCACCGCAAATTACGGCTAATAAGCCGTGCTTAATTTAAAAAGCGATAACAGGGGGAGCGGGGCTTGCGCCGCCCCTCCCCTGTTTTCTCTTTTTTCTCACAACAGGAGGTATCCGGTATGCGGAAATATCTTATTCTGGCAACTGTCCCGCTGCTTGTCTTTTGCGGCTGGCTGATTGCTCAGGTAACAATAACCAATTCGCTTGATATGGCTATTCTTTACCGGGCCTCTTCAGATGTTCGTGGACTGAAATATATTTCACCTTATGTGGCGTGGAAAAACAATCAGGGCAATGTTCTTGAAGCAGTCCGGGCCGATACTACGGCAATGATAACAGCTTACAGCAGCTATCAGAAAGCATGGATTTGGACTGTCAAGGATACGGTTACGGTTAATTCTTCTTTCGGCAAGATTACATTCAGGAGAATAAATTGGGGCGCCGGCGGGTTCTCGGACACCACCCTGACCGTTTATAAGGCGATTTGGACTGAATTTTCAGACTTGATTCCCTATGTGGATGTGAACCTTGCTCCTTTTGATTCAGCTTTTGTCGGAGCCCAGTTCACAATCGCTTACCTGGCTTCTCAATTTGAATAAAAGGAGGTCGAGCCTGATATGACACTGGAACTTTTGAAAATAAGAGGCCTCGGCTCCTTTTACGACCTGGGAAGCCTCTCGTTCGGCGTGCCGAGTGAGGAAATAGCTGTCCACGGTGTTGAAGAGGTGGCTTTTGGCCTTAAGTTATCCGGTATCGGAGCCAGCGTTACTTTTCATGTCGAGGCAAAAATAGGCGATGACGGCTGGTATTTGATTCCCGATGGGGAATACACCTATACAGCCGATGGAAATTACCTGATTCCTTACAATCATTGTTCGGCGATCCAGCAAATCAGATTGCTGTGGGTAGGTTCTGACGGCGGGAATCCAAGTGCCTCTGCTGTTATTATGCCCGGCAAAAATTCTTGAATTCACTAATTTGTCGGTTCTTTTTCAAAAGGAGTGGAAGATATGAGCGGTGTAATAAATTTCAGGACTGACGCCAATGTCAGTCTGGAAGAACTCAACAAGCTTGAAGGTTTGACTGCCGTTGCCACAGAAATTAACGACCTGATTGACGGACGAAACATTTCTGAAACGCCGCCTGCGGCAGGTATCGAGTTTACCGATAAGGACGGCAATACTTATATCTCTGCTTATAACGAAACGGGCGGAGATATTTCAGCTGCCGGTACTGTCGTAACTCTTGGATATTCCAATGATTACGGCGTGGAGGCCATTGCCGTTGCCACAACCTCTTTCCCGGTGAGGACTGCCGTAAGTCTCGGCGCGGTGTCAGAACATGATCTTGCATGGTTTCAGGTCGGCGGTGAGGCAGAAGCTGGAGTCGAAGGTACCAGCGACGTTGCCGCTGGTGATTTCCTTGAAGTTCTGAATGGAGAGAGCGCTTTCAAGAAAGACGGCTCTTCCAGAACCACAGTATCCGCCGCGGTGGCTGTTGACGCTCAAAGTGAAAACGAGGTCGTGGTTGTAACCGTCCGGCTTATAAACGAGCAGCATACTATCGCCGGAAGCTGATTTTTGGTGTTTTAAACCGATTATTTAACAGGAGGTGCTAATGGCGGGTTTTCCAGCATTCAGATATCATGCTAAGCTTGCTCCGCAGGGCTATTTATTTAAATCGCAGGCTGAATTAGATTCGGCTGGCCCGGGATGGGTTGATAGTCCTGCAAAATTCGGTGTTGTTACTCATCCCCCGGTACAGGTGCCGGGGACACCCGCTGTACCGGCTGTTGAGAATGCGGAGAATGCGGAAAACGACAAGACAACACATTCCAAATTGTCGCTTTCTGCTAAAACGGCACAGCGGATGAACAAACCGGAACTTTATGGCCTGGCCAGGAGACTCGGCCTGGAAGTGCCGGAGGATATTGAAACAATTACCAGGAAAGAACTTCTCGCTCTTGTTTTGCCTTATTTATCGGAAGAGAGTTGATGTATCTTGACCGTACAGCAGATGGTCGATGATCTCGAAACCCGGTTGCGTATCATTGCCCAAAAAGCCGGGCTTGATGAGTTATTATTCACATCCGAGGAACGATTATCTTTCCTTAATAAAGCCCAGATTCACGTCTGTATGGAATTGGCGATTTTCTATGTCCGGCAGATAGAGACAAGAAAATCCGCCCAGGCTCTTGGCTCAAGCGGTGAGATTGATTTAAGCTCTCTTGACCCGCTTGTTCTCGAAGGCGAGAGAGGGATAATCGGCATAAAGCATTCGGGTAACGGCAAGTGGTGTACCCTGCTCAGTGATAGAAGAAGACGGCGGCTTGAAAACCGGAGCGCCGTCTTTTCTTCTGCTTCCCCGGTGTATTATTTTGAAGGCGATTATGTTTATGTTTTGCCCTTTTCAGGCTATACGGTTGATATTCTCTATAAGAGACTGCCTGTTCCTATGGCTTTCAGAAGCCGCCTTCAGTATGACGCTTCAAGCCCGGCCTCTACTACAAAGTTTGTTGGAAAAGACAATCAAGGTCTGAGTTCCACGGACAATTTTTATAAAGGCGGAGTGATTCATTCTTACGAACACGATTCAAAGCACGTTGTAACGGCATACAACGGCACTACCCGCGAGTTTACCGTTGCGCCCGCCGCCAGCGGTAATTTTACGGACGGGAATTATTTCGATTTCCCCCTGAACGAGTTTGAAGCAGGTTCGGATGTTGACTGCGCCCTGAATGATGACGTGCAGGATTTGATTGTTGACTGGGCGGCGGGAATTGCTCTTAAATACGCAGACGAGCCGAATCTTTCTATTGCTCAAATTGCCGCGGTTATGGGGGAAATTAACCGGAAGAATAATAAGTATAAGCCCACAACTCCTGTCGAGTTTGCCAATCTTCCGACTGTGAAAAGAGGCGGCGGATTTAATATTTATAATTTGGGGAGCTGATGCCGGTACATGGCAGATCATGACAAAAATCTTGATTTGAAACCTATCGAGCTTCCGACCGCACCGGAAATTTCCGACAATGATTTCCTGCTGATGAAGGATGTGGATTCCGGCGCTATTCTCAGCAAGAAGCAGGTCAGGGATTATCGCAGCATTTTTGGCACTGGGTATCCGAGAACTGAAGACTTGCCGGAAGGCGATATACAGCCGCCGGAATGGACTCTTGAGGGTATAGAGGGCGGCTGGCGTATTATCATAAAGAGCGTAGTGCCGGATGCCATTTGTTATATCGTGTACTGGTTCGATGCCTATTACACCGGACAGTACAAGATTGCAGGTGGAATATGGGAATACCGGGAAAACGCCTCCGAGGGCGTTCTGGAACTGATTGTCAGGGCGCCGGCTGAAAATTCGCCCGGAAGGGTTTTTCGAATGTTTAAAATCAGGTCGGTCAGCGATTCTGAGAAAGGCCCTCTGAGCGAGAAAAAAGAAGCTTGGTCAAAAATCCATCTTCCTGCCGATTTTGTTCCTTCTGCGCCTTCTCTGGATGCTGAGAACGGTTATCCGACCATTAACTATTATCCGATGAAGCCCGGGCATTTCGCCTACACTATATTGCTTCGGATTCTGGCTCCCGCCGGCCAGAAGGACTACATTGAGCATTATAAGATTTTTCGGGCAACCGATTCAGGCTCAGGCTCTTTTGACGGTACTGAGCCTTACGAGGAAATAAGGACTTATGTACCCGAGAATAAAGAAGTTCCTCCGAGCAGGTTTCCTTTCGAGGACACAGATCCGAAGCTGACAACCGGATGGAAGTATCGCTACCGGGTAATTGCGGTTGCCCTCAACGGCAATCCGAGTGAACCGGGCGGCGCAGACCCGAACGACTATCAGGAAATAACTCTGGATGACGATACCACTGCGCCTGACCCGCCGACTTTTACGGTGGAAACCTTTGCCACTCATTTTGAGATTAAATTCTATAATCCGTATGATTCGAACAAACCCCCTCCTACCCAGAACAATGGCGATCCCTGCCCGGACTGGCATTACTGGGTAATATGCTACAAGCCGGAAGGTCAGACCGGCGACCCGGACGAAGAATGCACCGGATGCGGCACCGGCTTTCTTTTTGCCGGTATGGCCGAACACCATCAATACACTCAAGGAATACCGGCTGAATGGGCTGAAAAGACTCTTGTATTCAGAGCAAAAGGCGTTGATTACGCCGGTAATGAAAGCGAGTGGAGTTCGGCTTCAGACCCGGACAAGATAAAGAAAGTAACCGGGGAAATTATAGATTCCAGAACAATTGATGCAGAACACGTTAAACTGAAAGCCCTGACCGAGGCTGAAATAGAAGACCTGACAATAACCACAGAAAAGCTTGCGAATCTTTCAATAACAGAAACCAAAGTAGATAATGATGCAATAAGCACTCCAAAGCTGCAGGCGAATTGCGTAGAGGCCGCAAAGATAGCCGCAGGAGCGGTTACAACCGGAAAACTGGCTGCCCTGGCTGTTACGGCTGATAAGATAGCGGCAAATTCTGTTACCTTAAGCAAGCTCAATTTTACACCCTTGACAAGTGCTGGAGAAACCGGTGAAATTATAGCTACTATCAACAGTTCAAGTGAAGGTATAAGAATCGGCGGCGGTAAACTTGCCATAGACAGCGAAACAACATTTACATCAGATGTTGAAATTCAGGGGATTTTGAAAGCGAATGGGGGGATAAAAACCGGTTCTGGAGTAACAAGGGTGCAGTTAGGAACTTATGATGGTTCGCATGAATTAAAATTATACGTCAGTAATACTGCGGTTGGTATATTGCAAGCTTATAGTCAGGGCGGATATGGCTATCTTACTCTAAGAGATATAAATGGAGATTATGAATCGGAATATTATCATGGAATGTACAGGCTTAACTATGGTGGCAATTCAAAAGTTGAAACGGGAGTAAGCGGCTCGGATGGTTTTATCAAAATAAATGGTAATCAAGTTGTTGGTTCACGCCAGAATGCAGTCGGAGATGCCTCTACAGCTTCCGGCATAAGCGAGATAACATTGGATTCCGGTTCAGATTCGGTCAACAGGTCTGGTTTTAATACGAAACTGACAAATATGAGAACCGAAATTAATTCGATTAAAGATAATTTGAATGCTTTGGTGGGGAAATTCAATCTCTTACTTGACAGACTTGGTACATCAGGACATGGTTTGACCGCAGATTAAAAGCAACAATTGTTGAAATGATGTAAAATTGAGATTATAATTAGGCAAAACCCTTTTTTATCACGCCGGGAGGTGATTATGTTTAGAATTATCTTGGTTTTTGTTTTAATCTTAATAGGATGCGACAAAGAAAGAACGAAAGATTTAATTACATCAACAGAACCATCTTTGGCATCTGAGGCTGTTCCGCCCTATGACAATGATGTGTTTACGGTTGGGGAAGGCAGTACCAGAATCGTACTTAGCAAATGCGATACCGATGTGTATATTACATTTTACAATGGTTATCAAGAAGTTATGCAATTGATTGCGGCTCATGGGAGCGCAACGATAAAAATAAAAAATGGAGAAATTCTAATAGGTGATATTCCGGTTCTCGGCTCTCAGCAACCAGCAATTGCCGGTTCTAATGGTACACAGGCTGACAATGCCAGGGCGATAAACGAGCTTCTGGAGGCCTGCCGAGAGCACGGACTAATTGCCAGGGAAAATGCAGTGGCATTATCAAATTAGTTTAGATACAGCTCGGTTTTCCGAGGAATCTTAACCACAGTTAAAGGTTGAGTGATTCCAAAGCCCGAATTTGCCGCAGTATGCAGATTCGGGCTTTTTTGTTTTATCCAAAGAGGTGAAAATGTCAAAAAGTTTTAAGGAAGAGGCGCAGGAAGAGCTTGCAGAACTTGAAAGATTGCAGGACGCCGATATTCAAAGACTGAATGCAATCAAGCAGGAAGAAATCGAGCTGACGAATAGAATCGTTGAAAGGCGCGGTTCAATTAATGCCCTGCAAAAGCTTCTCAGGCCGAAGGCGGGAAAGGAAAAATGAGCTTGACGCTTTATAAAGACGAAACCTTAACCGAACAAATCTCTGATGAAGGCGAGTATTTTTTGCCGGACGAGGAACAGGATGTTGACGGAGATTCGGGGGAAGTAAGAATCACCCCTCTTTTCCTAGGCATAGAGCAGACAAAACTTTCCGAAGATATAGATGACCAGACAGAAACGATAAAGCTCGATGCTCCGAGATTTAACTATACGCAACTGAAAGTAATAATCATCGGCACGGAAAAAATAAAGATAGGCTCCGGCGGCGGTACGAATACTTTGACAAACTGCGAAAGAGGATTCAGGGGAACCACACCGGCAAGCCACAGCAAGGGAGATCCTGTGTATCTCGGCTATGATATTGACAATGCGAAGATAGAGCCTGTTGACACCGATACCCCGCCCGATGAATCCGGCTGGTTTGATTACTGTCTGGATGATGGAGAGGGAAATCCTGACGGAAACTATTCGAAAACGCTAAACCTGGGAACCATCAGCTATAATGAGAAGAAAGCGATTCACAGGCGAATAACCGTTCCTTCGGGTCAGAGCGCACAGAAAAAAACCGATATAGTTCATAAGCCGAGCGGCGATTTAAAGGAGCATAAGTTTTCATGAAGCGCGAAATAACAATAGACAACTGGACTGAGGTATGGCAGAACGCTGATCAGGAGGACTTGGGGCCTGATAAAATGACGGTCTGCAAAAATCTGTATCCAGTTCCGGGCAAGCTTGTCAAGACCGCAGAGCCGGGCGTGAAACTCGATGCTGAATTAGACGGCATGATTAACCTTGTAACTTATATCGAGAGCCATTTAAGCGGCGATTTTCTCTATATCGCCATGCTGATAAATCAAAGCACCAAGAAGGTTAGCTGGTATGGCTGGAACGGTGTTACTTGGGTTCTGCTTAAAAACATAATGCCGCAGTTCACAGGCAATGACTCGGACTGGTATCACAGGGTCGGCAGGAATCCGATTATCCAGAACGGGAATATACTGCGTTTTCTGCCCGGAAATGTCGGCAAGGCTGACGGAACGCACGAATCAAAGGGGCTTTGGCTCGGATATATTGATCGAAAATATTTTGACGAGAAATATTCGCCTTCAGCGGCTTTTTATAGTTACGATTGCGCGATTGAAAGGCCAGACATCACCTTTGCGATAACTCAGCGTTCGGGAGACAAGGCGTTCAGTCCGGCAGAAAGCGGTATTCCGATAACCGATTTGAGCGAGGCAAATGATACGGTTACGATAGCCGGCATGTATATCAACGTTTTCAGAAAAGGCTCTCTTTTTGAAATAGAAGGCAATACGACAAACTACGGTGAGTACAGAATCGACCATTCTGTTATAGACAATGAACAGACGGTTGTTGAGATAGATACAAGCTACATAGACTTTGCTGGGAGCGAAAAACTCGGCTCGGTTAAAATCACAACCGAAAAAGACACCCGTTATTACAAGTTTTCTTACATTTACGACGGTATTCAGGAATCGCTTTTATCCGAGGCAATCAAAGTTGAATTTGAAGAGCAAAAATTCTTGCAGCTTGGTTTCGATATAATCAAGGCGGATCATAACAAGCGCATAACAGCCCTGAATATTTACAGGTCTGATAACAGTTACGGGCCTTACAGAAAAATCCATACGATAGATTTTCTGAGAAAATCGGATAAAGTGAAAACAAGTGCCGATGGCTTCTATTCGGGAAGAAAGGTAATTTATCTTCCCGGCATGTACGGCACCGAATCATCAGGCAGCAGCGCAAAGATAAATCTCTGGAACAAGCATTCTAATAATTGGGATCAATTCACCTGTACTGCAATGGATGCGAGTTCGACAAGAGTGCTTTTCGAAGTTACTGATACTGGAGTTCAAAACCGAGGATTCAGTGATTACTGGGATTGCGCCTGGCAGTATTTGAACAACGGTGTTGATGTAACAAAGGAAGATTCCGATAGTGGTTTTGGGGGCCAGCAAATCGGAATAATCGGCGAGGATTTGGGAGACAAGCCCCTTGCTGGCGGGGTGATGATATTTGATTATACTTCCGGCCAGGAGGAGAACGGTTTTCACGGATTGATAGACGCAAATAAACTTAGAGCCGTGCATTTTACCAGCAAGGCCGTACCGCTGACAGGCGATTCTCCGAAAGACGCAAACTGGATGCTTCTGACAGTAGAAAACGGTCTTTATTATAACTATGAAAAAGGCGGTTCTTCCCACGCCTATTATGTGTTTTTCGATACAGCCCTTTCCGAAGGCTCAGAGCACCCATTGACCAGCGAGGTGTCGGTTAAAATCAACGCAAGGTTTGCAAGACTGATTGGCAACCGGCTTTTTCAGGCGAATCTCGTTCTTGATCCCGGCGGGGACAAAGAAGAAGTCCATGAGGATTGGGTGAGTTTTACACCCTTGCTGCAATATGACGTACATCCGGCTGGCATGGATTACAAGCTTGACCTGCCCGATATTGAAGGCGGGCCCTGCACCGGCCTTGTAGATATAGGCGACAATCCGGTGATTTTCAAACGTCATGCTTTTTTCATGGTAAATATTAAAGACACTCCCGGAACCCCCGCGAGCTGGCAACTGGAAGAAAGCCCTCATAATATCGGGAACATAGCCGAGGAAGGCTGTATCGAGGTTCTGGGGAAAGTTTATTTCGTTTACTATGACGGAATCTATCAGATAACACCGAGTGCATTTATTAAAGACGCAACCGAGACCGAGAAGCTGAAAATTTCCTGGCCGATTGACAATATCTTCAACGCCATGACTGATGCACAGAAAGAAGCGGTCAAGGCAGAATACAACCAGCGCAGGGGAGAGGTTATTTTCACAATAACTTTCACAAAGCAGGAAACCGACTATCATCAGAAATGGGCTTACAGAATCAGCACCGGGGCATGGCGCGAAATAGCAACTGAAAGAAAATTCGATCTCATGGCTCTGGATGAAAAGGCTCAAGTGATGATTTTTGATGATGATACTGACAAGGTTTATTCCCTGGGAATGGCGGATTCGGCAAGCAGAAGCACCTTGAGAATTCCCGTATTCAGCGTTGCGGACAACAGGGAAAGGCCTATCAGATGGGTCTATATTACTTATATTTGCGCTTCTGATCTGGAAGTCAGGCTTTATACCGAACACAATACAGAGCCTCTTGAAACATTTATTTTGCCAGCTACAGAAAAAATCACAACAAGGAAAATTCGGATAAATCGCAGGGCAAAGAAAGCCTCTCTTGAGATAACGGAGGATTTCAGCGGCTACGAAGTGGTGAAAGAAACCGAGGATGCTTACGGCTATCTTATTGCGGCTATAAATGAGGGGACTTATCCCAATACCGAAATACATAAAATCAGGATTTTGCACGGCTGAATGAAAACTTTTAAAGGCGGTTTTGACAAAGACACAAAAAATTAAATTTCTAGTTTAGAACTCGGTTTTCTGAGAAATCCCGGCTGAGCCTGCCTGTCGGCAGACAGGCCGGGTAATTTCGAGGCCCGGTTAGGCGCTTTAACGGCGCTTGGTCGGGCTTTTTTTATTTCCCGAAAGGAGAGATGAAATTATGACTATTAAGGAAATTATTGATTATTTGCTGGTCAGGCTGGAAGATACGCCGAAAGACGCCTATAACTCTATGGAACTCGTTGCCGCCGTTAATAATGCCATAGTCAGGGTGGCGAATGAAATTCATCCGGCTTATCTGACAGAGCTTGAAACTTTGCAGACGAATGTCAGCGTAACAGGCGGTAAAATTGATCTTTCTTCGGGGCTTTCCAACAAAGTGTTACAGGGCGGCGAAGGTATCAGGAAGGTTGTTGTTACAAACGGCCCGGAAATTAAGAAAATCAATGTGGATAAGACAAAAAGCCTTGAGAATGTATTCCGCCAGGCAACGCTCAAAGAGCCGGTCTGGTTTCCCTATGCGAACAACATTCATATCAGGCCGACCGCTGTTACCAATGTAGAAGTCTGGTATTTAAGAACTCCGAAACCGCTTTTATACGAATTTTCAATGGCGGCTCACAGCACTAACAAGACAACCATGTTTATCGGCGCAACGGACGAGGGATTATCAGAGGAAGACGATGCTTATAACGGCACTACGGATAAAGAGCGGGCGGTAATATACTGCAAGGGCAAAAAGAGCTATCATGTCGTAACTGATTATGCTGCAACCGGCGGCGCAGGAGGCACCCCTCTTTTCACCGTCTCCCCCGCCGCGGATACGGATTTTGGCACGGATGTTTTTTATTTCTGCTCTCATTCATTCGACCAGCTTAACCTTGACGGCCTTACCTTTGAACTCAATGAGGGATTGCGCAATCTGGTGCTTGATTTCGCAGAGGCCGAATGCCGGGGCATGGAAGACGAACAGGAAAGAAAGAAATCTGTGCTCACCACAGCAATGGCGGAACTCGAACTTTTGAATGCAAAGTATAGAGAATCCCGTCTTGGCGATAAGTCGGGGAGGTGATAAACAATGAATCCGGCTTTTTTTATTCCCGCGATAGGCCAATCTGCCGCCTCTCTGCTTGGTTATTTTCTGAGGAAAAAGAAGCCAAGATATGAGTCAACGGCAAGAGGAAAATATTTAATGGGTCTTTCCAGGTATGGAAAGTATTCTCCCCGCGCCCGGAGAAGTATTCTCGGCGGTGTTTCCCGAAGCACCGGCAATGTGGCGCAACAGCAGAAAGCCTCTATCAGGGGCTTGCTCGCCAGCCGCGGACTCGGAGAATCTATTTCCGGCATCAGCCTGCTTTCCGAGCCTGAGATACGGCGAATGGCCGCTCTGGCCAATGTTGAAGAAAGGCTCGGCAGGGAAAGCGAGCTGTCAAAAGCGGGCGCAAGAGAGGCGTTCGCTGCTGAAAAAGCGCAAAGCGAAGAACAGCGCAGACTGGAAGAACAGCAAGCCAGAATGAGTTTACTTCAAGGCCTGACCGGGGCGGCGGGACAGGCTTACCAGGGTTACCAGCTCGGGAAACTGGCCGGTATTGAAACAAAAGGCCCGGGCGGTGAAGTAATAAAACCTTACAAACCTTTAGCAACGGCTGTAGCAGCGGGTATGAAAATTCCCTCGTTTGGATATAAATACTTTATCGAACAGCCCGAAAAGTCCGAAAGCGGTATGCCTGATATTTCCGGCATGAGTGAAGAAGAGGCAGAAAGAGCGATATTGCTCTGGATGCTTTCGGGAGGTGGTAGATAATGGCCGATAAAATCACAGGCGTATTTACTCCGAAACAAAACATGCTTTACAGGCTTCTTTTCGGTAAGGATATTCCCGGCTACTTGCCGCCTACAGTGGAAGGAAGATTGAGGGCTGGCGTTGCTTCTAAATCTGACTCAATAGCGGCTGGTCTTTTACCCCGGGCTTCTGCCCCAAGTGAATATGAAAGACTTTTAATGAGACTGCTGCCCGAAGCCAGATCAAAGGCGGATTCGATAAAAGCGGGTTTTCTTCCCCGGGCCTCAGCGAAAACAACATCCCTTTATGATGAATGGATTAAGAGGCTGTCTCCCGAAGAAAGGGAAAAAGTTTTCAGGGTAAGAGCGGGTTTTATTCCAAGAGCCGGAACTGAAAAAAAGCCTGAGCGGGAGAGCATACTTGCCGCTGGTGGCCGTTACGCTGAGAAGATAGCTAGGACAAGAAAGCAGATGGAAGCCACAGTGCCGGTTACAATAGAGGAGACGCTTAACGCCCTCCTAATGCCTGAAGGCGAGAAAAGGGATAAATATTTAATGGGCGTTCTGACGGCAGGAAAAAAGCCGCTGATTGAAAAGGAAAGCCCTGCTTATAGAAATCTTGAAAAAACCTTGAAAACCTATGGTGATTCTGCGGCCATTACCAAAAGAGCGCTTGAAAAGTTTTCTTCCGACAGCGACATGAATGAGCTTGTAGCCAGTTTTCCGATTGCACGGCAGGCCTTGAAGGAATATCAGGAACTCAGGAAACGGGGAATGAATGAAAGGGAAGCCAGCCTGAACATTCAAAGAAAATACGGATATGATTTAGAAACGCTGAGAGGCATTTACTATGTTGAAACTGGTAAATAAAAAAGAGCCTGATCTGATCGACCTTGATTTAATCGACAGGGATCTGGATTTCTTAAAAGGCATTCCTCCTGAACACGGCCCTAAGATTGTGCCTGAAGAACTTGAAATGGAAACGGGCCTGCCTGTCGGCAGACAGGGCCTGCCCGCAGAAGCGCAGACGCAGCCTGCTCCAGATACACTAAGGTATTTTACCGAAGAAATGGCAACGCCGGAAACCGTACCGGTTGAGCCGAAACCCTCCCCCGCCATTTCGATATTTAAAGAACCGCCGCGCAGCGTGGAAGGCTCTTATGTACGTCAGATACTAGAGAAAAAACAGTTAGAAGAGCCGGCGGTATCCACATTTGTAGAACAGGCCGTTCCGAAAGAAACCATTCCGAAAGAAAAGAAAATCGAACCAATTCCTGAAAAACAGGCAGAGTATGATCTTGTTCCTGTTCAAGAGGTCGCCAGAAAAGCTTCTGAAGAATTTAAACAGAGATTTCCAGAGCAGGCCGCTCGGATGTCGGATGAAGATATATACAATTTTTATCTGCAAGCGGGAATTGATGCTTACAATAAATGGATAGGCGAAGGAAGGGAAAAGGCAGAGGCCGGGCTTGCCAAAGTGAAAGAAAAAAGACCTGAGGCGCAAATTTCAGAAGCGCCGGAAAAAACTCTCAGTCAGCGGATTCTTGAACAGATTACGCCTTTTAAAGCAGCCAGGACAGAGCAAATCGCACAGGCTCAGAATATCCAAGCTATTGCCAAACAAACAGACCTGCCTGTCAGCGTGGTACGAGAAAACTACCCCGAGCTGATGAATGAAACATTAAAACGCCAGAGTCCGACCACCTTAGAGCTTATTGAGCTGGGCATTGCTCCATATATCGCAATGGGGCTTTCAGCAAACGCAGCGAGAACGCTTCTTGGACTTGCCACGTTTGTCGGTGTATCCGAAGTGATAAACGGAGCGGTCAGCTTGATTAAAGACGAGGATTTTCAGCTTCTTGCGAGCAAGGGGCTTTCCAATCTTGCGCCGGAAGAAAGCAGTCAGCTGACAAGAGAACTTCTGGACATAGCGGAATTTATCGTTGCCGGTCTTGCCGCACACGGAGTTTATAAGATGGCTCCGCGGGTGGCTGAAAAGCTTACCAAAGATATTTTCACCGAATTTAAAGCTCCCAGGAAAATACAAATTCCAGCCGACAGAGTTGCTTCCGTTTTTCGTACAGGCAAGGAAATCAGCCCGGAAGAACTTGATTTGATTAAATCGCTGAATCTCAAAGGCAGCCAGTACAGAGCGGCTGTCAAGCGGGGTCTGGAAATTGAAATTTCGGCAGAGAAGATAACCAAGATTGTTGACAAGCCGTACTGGTCAAGGCTGAAAAGTGTTTTCGGGCGCGGGCCTTCGGAGCCGGTTGTCAGCATTGTGACGGGAGAACGGATTTACCGCACACCACCGGCGGGATTACTTGAAAAACCGCTTGCTAGACCGCCGGAAAAAGCGAAAGCAGAAAAGCCTGTAGAGGCCGTACCGGGAATCAAAAAAGTCGAAATAGAAACTGCGAAAACAGAGAAACCAGTTGAGCCGATAGTTACCCCACCCAAAGAAGAGAAAGTTAAAAAACCGAAATCAGTCAAAATGACGGTTTATCGTGGAGTCCGTCCGAAGTTACCTGGAAAAGAATATGCCTCTGATCCAGGTGATTTTGGTCGAGGTATATATTATACAACAAACAAGTCAATGGCGAGAGCTTACGGCATTGACAAAAAAATAGAAACTATAAAACTCGAACTGAAAAATCCTTTACAGTTAACCGAAGAAGAGGCTTATGATTTAGCTGAGAAGTATAATACATTGGGACATGGAGTTGATGAAGCAACGCGAATAAAAAATGCCGAGAGAATGACAAAAGACCTTTTGGCTCAAGGTTATGATGGGATTATTTCAACAGACAAAAGAGGTTTCAAAGAAATTGTTGATTTTCGTCCATATCTAGCCCAAAAACCGCCTGTTGTAAAAGAGGAAATCACGCCAGAAGAGAAAATTGAAGGTATGAAGGAGAAACCATACGAGATCGGAGACGTGGTTGAATATCGAGAAGCCAGCGGCGAATGGACGGGCATAGGTAAGATTGAAGGCTATCGTGCCGGTGATATTGATGAAGGTTTTCAGCGTATTGATATTCGTCCGATTGATTCTGCTGGCAATCTGATTGAGGGTCGATTAATTCGGGGCGCCCATCCTAAAAGTGTCAGAAAAGCAACCGAACAAACCAAAGCTAAAATTGAGAAAGGGATGAAAGCTCAAAAAAGAATAAAGGAGCAAAATAAAAAGGCTTGGTTAAAAGAACAAAAATTTATTACAGAAGGCACAGATCCCCGAACTCTTTATAAGATATATAAAGAACCAATTTGGAGCATACCTGTACAAAAACACATTGCAAACGTTAAGAAATTTTGGATTTCGAGACGTGAAGGAGATGCTGGAATCCCTGCTTGGAATGATGATTTTACCGAAGCCAATTTTGATGATTTAGCTTTAAAGGCACATAAGAAAAGCATTGAAAAGGCTCTTGCCTCTGGCAAGCCCGTACCCGCCGAAGTTCTTGCGGAATATCCTGAACTTGCGAAAGAAAAACCTGCCGAGAAGCCGTCAGAGGCACCCAAAATTAAAGAAAAGCTCAAGGTCGAGATAACCGGCAAGGGCAAGGAAAAGACTGTCGAAGTGCCAGAGGCGGAAGGAGAGAAGCTTTCTCTCAAGGAGCAGAAACAATACCTGATTAAAGAGATCGATACTGCGATTAAGGCGGCTAAGCATGAGGAAATTCCCTGGGGTGAAAAACCAACACTAAGCCAGCTTGTCGGGGATAGTCCAGGCGCACAAGAAATATATCAAAAATTAAAAAAGAAATACGGCACTGTAACCATCGAGGTTCCCGGCGATGGTAAGTTTACAGTCCTGAATACAAAACAGAGCCTTGAACAATTCAAAAAGGTTGCCCGAAGATTTCCTACCGTTAAGTGGAAAATAACCGAACCGGGGAAAAAGCCCGTCAAAGTTCCCAGTCCGATGGGTAAGCGCATGACCGACGTTGAATACTACAATCCATTCAGGCCGAGAAAACAGAAAATTATAACTGCAAAACACGAGAGCCAGAGACAATATTATGTCAATGGATATTATTCTCAGGGTCATTACATGGTTAAAACAAAATCAAAACCTGAATCCAAGTTTGGTTTTGAGAAAGTTACTGAAGTTTTAGAAAAATCTGCAAAAGAATTACGAGCCGGTATTAAGAAAGCCGTGCCGGCCAGGATTGTTGCAGAGACTTTCCATGTTGATGATCTCACCGTTGAAGATGTTGCTGAAGGAAGATATAAAAATATTATTCCACGCGCTCATGTTGTTTCTGAAGACGGAAAGCATTTTCTTTACAATGCTCATTATATTGATGTCATATTAACAGAACATCCCGCCGCAAAGATTTTCGTAGTGCCAACCAGAGCTAAAGGCGAGCAGGTAAGTTTCGGCACGTTATTTTTCAAGAAAGGAAAAGAAGTGGTCGGTGTCGTTGCGCCAATAGGTTATGAAGAGAAGGTTTCGGGCAAGCTTAAGGATATGCCTAAGATTGTGCAACGCGGTTATGCAGAATTAACCGGAAAGGCGGAGCCAGAAGAGGTTGAAGCAAAACCTGAAATCGAGAAAAAAGCATTAGATGAGGCAAGGGCTAAGAGTATTGTTAGGGAAGAATTAATTACCAAACGTGGTGGAAAAGAAATAGGCGAAGAGGCCGCTAGTAAATATTCTCACAATGAACAAATTGTCAATGCCGCCAAAGAACGTCTTGAATATTACAATCAACCAGAATTAAAAACCGATAAAGATTTTAATGGTGTAAGAACTCGTCTTAAAGCGTTTTTAAAAGGCGTAGAAAAGAAAGAAATTAAAGCCAGAGCCGAAGTTAAAGAGAAGAAACAGAAGGTTGAAGAAAAAGAAGCTCCAGTTGAAAAAAGGCCAAAAGTAAAAGCCGAAATTGAGTTTGATCCCACTCAACCCGCTTATGCTGAGGCTGTTATAGATAATGAGGGAATATATAAACAAGGAGAAAATTATTGGTATTATGACGGCAAAACTGCTTTTAGTGTACCTGAACCACCTAGACAGTTCACGGCAAAAGAAAAAATTAATTGGGCAAAAGGTCTGATTGAGAAGAAGTCCATTCCAGAGGCGGCCAAACGAAAAGAAGAGATGCGGCCAAAAGAAAAACCTCCGGCTGAGGAAAAGTTCGAAGTCGAAGAATTTAAATTTGACCCCAATAGTACAAAAAATGAAGGCCGTTGGAGGCTTAAAGACCCCGCTGAATTTGAAAAGGGCACTTATTTCAGGCGCAAATCTTCGACCGAAGGCGTTTCTTATGTAATGGCGAAGCATAAAGAATCTGGCAAAGTAGAAGTACAAGCAATCCGCTTTAATAAAAATATTCTGTCTGAAAAAGATGCTGCTGAATGGTGGGCTGAGAATAAACATAGATTTGAAAGAACTTGGACATGGGGAAAAGAAAAGCCCGAAGAACTCACGGCAGAGAAGATGGCAATTATCGGCAGGCATGTTAAAGATTTAGGCTCGATAAAGGCAGTCAGGGAGCGGTATCCGGGGAATACAGAGGTTGATAAATACGCTATGGAGCTTGCCGAGACGCTTTATGGCAAAGAGAGAAAGAAGGCCAGAGTTAAAACGGTAGAGGAAGAGCTTGACGAATACGAGCGGGAGCGGGAGGAAAGGTTTGAAGTTGAAAGAGTCAGGAAAAGGCCAAAGATTCTTGCTGCCAATTTTAAGAATTTAAAGCAACCGAAAAGTGAAGATTTTCAGCTTGAAACAGATAAAATCATTCGCCGTGAAGAAATCGCCAGAAACATTTCCGAAAGACTCAATGTACCGATAAGAAGGGGCAAATTCAGGGGTAAAAAATTAGGAATTTATAAAACCGGCAAGGAAATTATCAGAATTAAAGCCGGAAGCATACAGACCATATCTCATGAAATCGGACATTATCTGGACGAGATAATTCCAGATGTTTTCGCTTCAAAGATAAGCAATAAAAAACTGAATCCTTTATTGAAGGAATATGATATAAAACCAGGCACTCCAAAACACAAAGAAGCTTTTTCGGAATTTTTGAGATTTTATATAACAGAGCCGGTTAAAGCTCAAAGAACCGCACCTGGATTTTATAAATATTTTAAAAAGACGATTAAAAAATATCCTGAGATAGAAGATGTTTTACTTACTGCACGTAAGGACTATAGCCGTTGGCTTAAAATGCCTTCCACTGCAAAGATACTAAGCCATATTTCAATGCAAAAAGATAAAATCGGAATAAAAGAAAAAGCTCTTGGCACAATTGAAGATTTATACGAAACTACGCTTGATGATCTTTATCCGCTAAAACGGTTTGTTGACCTTGCCAAAGAGAGAAAAGTTGAAGTTGCCGGCGAGGAAAATCCTTATGTTCTAGCCAGGGTTTTAAAGGGATGGGTTTCAAAAGCGAATGTATTTCTGGAAAAGGGCACTTTCAATAAAAAATTCTGGGAAAAGAAGGGTAGTAAAATAATCCCTGTTTTTAAAGGCAAAAGTTTCAAGCAGATTATGCGGCCAATAGAAAGGGAGAAAGCGCTTGAAGATTTTAATATTTATTTGACTGCCAGAAGAATAATTGAGCTCGATAAAAGAAATATAAATACGGGCATAGATGTAAAGGATGCCAGGGCTGCGTTAAAAGAATTAGAAGCCAAGCATCCTGATTTTTTTAATGCCGCCCAAGAACTTTATAAATTTCAGGATGCTGTTCTGGAATATGGCTATCAATGCGGATTGTACGATAGCGAAACTCTGTCTAAAATAAAAAAACTCAACAGGAATTATGCACCTTTTTATCGGGTTTTTGAGGAACTTCAAAGCAAGGGATATTTCGGCAAGAGATACGCCGCTCTTGGAAGTCAACTTAAAAGAATCAAAGGCTCCGAGCGGGAAATAGTGAATCCATTGGAAAGCATAGTTAAAAACACATATCTGATTATAAATGCAGGTGATAGAAACCAGGTGGCCGTAATGATGGCTAATTTGGCCGCAAAAGACAAGGAGCTTACAAAACTCTTTGAAGAAATCCCCACACCAATGGCAAAGGTGGCAACGGTTGATTTAGAACAGGCCATACCAGCCAAAATTCTTTCTGATGCAGGAATAAAGCCGGGCGATTTGCCTTCTGTAATTGATATTTTCAGACCGTCTCTGTTTCTGCCGCAGGATAATGTTATTTCCGTTCTGATGAACGGTAAGAAGAAGTTTTTTCAGGTTGATCCGAAACTCTATAAAGCACTTATGGCGACTGACAGAGAGGAAATGGGATTGCTGGTTAAAATTCTTTCTATGCCAACACGATGGTTAAGAGCGGGTGCAATTTTGACTCCTGAATTTGCTGTGAGAAATCCGCTTAGAGATGTAATGACTGCTTTCGTTTACTCAAAATACGGCTTTGTTCCGGTTGTAGATAATATTCGCGGCATATTCTCTCTGGTTAAAAAAGATAAAGACTATTGGCTCTGGCGAATGGCCGGCGGTGAACATTCAATGCTTGTTTCAATGGACAGAGAATATTTGCAGAAAAGTTTTGATGAAATTGTTAAAGGCAAAGGAGTTACAAATTATATTAAAAGCCCGCTTGAGGTGTTGAGAATCGTATCAGAGGTAAGCGAAAAGATAAACCGGTTGCCAGAGGCCAAGAAAGCACTTGCAAGAGGCAAGAGTCCGATAGAAGCCGCTTTTGCGGCCAGAGACATAACGCTTGATTTTGCCAAAGGCGGTGCAACCGGAAGAACTCTCAACAGGATAATTCCTTTCTGGAAGGCATGGGCTTTGGGGTGGGAGAAGATGATTGCCGAGTTTAAGAACAGGCCGACAGTTACAACCTTTAAGGCGATGGTTGGAATTACTTTGCCTTCAATTGTTCTTTATTTGATAAATAGAGACGACCCGAGATATAAAGAGATTCCACAATGGCAGAAAGATTTGTTTTGGATAATTTTTACAAAAGATGAACCAAATTGGAACAAACTTTCAGAGAAAGAGAAAAAAGAACAATTATCACTTATAAATATGGCTAAATATGGAATTTACAGAATTCCGAGACCCTTTGAACTTGGAATACTTTTTGGTGCAATCCCAGAAAGGGTTTTGGAATATATCGACAATAAAGACCCTTATGTAATCAAACAATTGGCAAAAGATATTTTATACTCACAAAGCCCAGGGGTTATACCAACCGCCCTTGCGCCTCTTATTGAGAACTGGACAAATTATGATTTTTTCTTAGACAGGCCGGTTGTTCCAGCGAGCAGAGAAGCGTTGCCGCCAGAGGCTCAATATACCGGCTATACTTCTGAAACCGCCAAAAAACTCGGTGAGATTTTTAATTATCCGCCCGCCAAGATTGACAACATTTTCAGCGGCTATTTTGCAGGATTAGGCAGACATGCAACGGATCAATTGGATAAAATTCTCAGAGGAACCGGCATTTCGCCCGATATTCCACAACCGACAAAAACGCTTGCAGACAAACCTGTTATCAGGGCTTTTGTTATCAGACGACCGATAGGCTCCGCATCAGAATCAGTAAATCGTTTTTACGAAACTCTTAAGGAATACACAGGCCATGAAAGAATGATGAAAGAATATATCAAGAATAATGAGCGAGAAAAATTCTATAATTATCGAGACAAGCATCCAGAAGTTTTTCTATCTTATGATTGGGAGGGGAAAAATTTTTATTCTATTCCAGCCAGATATTACAGGCAGATAGCAGATATTATGTCAAAACTCAGGAAAACAGAAAGACAAATTTATAAATCAAAAACCATTTCTTCGGAAGATAAACGGATAAAAATAAATCAGATAGATGAAGAAATTACTAAATTGGCTCAGAAAGCGCTTGAATTTACACCAACAAGTAAAAGGTTCAAAGAAGAAGCCAAAAAAGACTGACCGTAGAAGGGCGGGTAAACGATGGTAATAAGTTTATCGGATATTTTCCTACACAACATGGAGGGTGTGGAAAAATAAAAAAATTAAATCACTAATTTATAACTCGGTTTTCTGAGAAATCCCGGCTGAGCCTGCCTGTCGGCAGACAGGCCGGGTAATTTCGAGGCCCGGTTAGGCGCTTTAACGGCGTTTAGTCGGGCTTTTTTATTTCCCGAAAGGAGAGATGAAAAATGGCAGTATCAAAAAGCTGGTGTATCGAGGGGACGCAAGAACTTGCGGATGCGGTTCTCAAAGACAATGCAACCCCGGAGAACTTAGAAATATTTTTGTTCTCGAATGACGCAACAATTACCAAAGACACGACTGATTCGGATTTGACCGAAATCACCACGAACGGCGGAGAGAAAAAGGATTTAACAAAGGCGACTTGGAGTGCAGCCACGGCGGAAGACCCGGTGGTCAGTGCCTATAACGGTTCGGATGGTATCACATGGGATATTACCGGAGACCTGACTATTTACGGGTATGCAGTCAGGGGAAAGACCAGCGGGAAAATTTACCTAGCGGAAAACAAGGGCGTGAACACCCTGGCCAACGGCAATAAATACGCCCTGAAGCCTTTCGAGCTAAAATTCGATATAGTTTAAGCCACAGAAGGGAATGGTTTTTTATGGAATTCCTTGTAAGGCTGGAAGACAAGAGGAGTACGGGAGTAATCTGTCTGAATCCCGTGCATAAGAGGCTTGCTGACAATAGAGTATCCTTTGAAGATGAAACCTTTAAAGCTCCCTGCCCCGTATGCGGAAGCAGTGATTATCTCATCAGATTGAACGATCGGGTTACCAAAAAGGGTCATTTTATCACTTTCAAGCCAGACGGCTGGAACTGGGGAAGGCTCGAATTAAAACATTACGGCGTGGTGCGGATAGACTGCACTTTTGAGCAGGCGCAAGCCTGGTGTTCTCCGGCTGAGGATGAACATGCCAGGTCGATTCTGGATCAAAGTTCCGTTGACGAAGCGGAAAAGGAAAATCTTGCCACGCTTGCCACGAAACCACGGAGCTTTGTTTTTGATTTTGAAAAGGCCTTGCCTTCTGAAAAGGTGAAGAACTGGAAGGATAAGCGCACTTTCAGCGAGATTGTGAAAGTGAAATCAGATGAGCTTTCTTACATAAAGCAGGACGGTGATAGTATATGTCTTTAACGGCGGGAAATGTAACGCTGAAATTATCCGGCGGGGATTATTCTAGCTGGACGGCTTTCTGGGATGACCTGGGAAATCTTACCGGCAATATCACTTTGACGGTCGATCCTTCCGAGTTTACTGAAAATACTGCGCCCGCTCAAGTAACAGAAAATCTCGGCGGATATACGCTGAAAGTTACGGCTGAAGATTACCTCACTGAAACAGACGGGTCTTCCGGGCCGAGAATAAAGTTTCATGATACGAGCAATAATATCACCGCCGTAATATTAATATTTGAAGGCTCAGGTACAGTAATTATCGAACGGCTGGTAATCAAGCATGATGGCGATGGAACTAAGGGTTTTAATGGCCCTCAATCAAGAATGGATACTTCCAATATCACGTTTATAGAGAGAAACTGCGTACTAATCGGTAATCCGAACAGCACTGAATACTACGGCGGTTATGGATTTTATAATGGAGGCTCCAGTGCTGTTCTAAAAATTTACAATAACATATTTTTCGATTTTAAAGGCAGGCAGAACTATTATACATGCGGGATATACATTAGCACCGCCCCTGGCGCAGGTTCTTTCATCTCCAACAATACGATTGTTGATTGTTTCGGCATAGCAGGTATTCGTCTTAAAAATAAAGCGATTCTGGCCGAAAACAACCTCTGCCATAATAACTACAAAAACAGCACTACAAGGCAGGATTTTTATGAAATCGGCAGTGCGACCGGATATAACAATTCATCTTGCGATGCAACGGCGGCTGACGGAAACTGGTCAACAGGCAGCGATAACAGGATAAATAAAACCACCTCTCCGTTTACGGATTATGCTAATGATGACTTTACTCTGGCTGAAAGCAGCGACCCGATAGGAAACGGGAAAGATTTGTCGGCTAAATTTACTGTTGATCTTTTTGGAAAAACAAGAACCAATTGGAGTATCGGGGCATGTGAATACAAACTGCCTGATGTAGAAGAACCGGTATCGGTAACTCTTGAACTTGAAGCCTCGACAGGCAAAGAGATTACTGCACCGGCAAGCTCGAAAATCGAAATAGGGGCTGACACCGGTAAAGAGCTTACAATGCCCGCCCATGTTACTGTCGGCCTGGATTTGTATTCAGAGCTTATCGCAGGGTTTTTCGGTTCGGTTTCCGTAACGCTCGGCCTGAATGCGGAGACGGGAAAGGAACTTCAGTTTGCCGCTGATAATACTCTGGGGCTGGATATTGAAACCGGCTGTTTTGCCGGAGTCGAATTTCCGGTGGAAGTAATACTGGGTATGGATGCTGAAAGCGGGAAACATCTGACATTACAGGCGAATCCGGTTCTCGGCCTTCAAGCTCTTGCGGATTTGAACCTGATAAAACCTGCTTTTGTTACAATCAGCCTGGATTTGTTTTCGGAACTTACGGCATTAATACCGATGTACCGGAAACATCAAATTTTACTTGAGATAACAACCGAAGAGAAAATAACCCATTAAAAGGAAGTGTGAATGCTCCCCGCAACGAGTTTGGAAAAGAGGCAAAACGATGCCTGAAGTGCAGTATTTGAATAACATTATAGCAATTTCAGACACGCACTGTGGTTGCCGTTCCGGTTTGTATCCATGCGATTTAAAAAAACCGCTGGTGCTGGATCAAGGCGCAATACATGAACCAAGCAAATTTCAGCTAGAGGCATGGAACGTCTGGAAGTATTTCTGGAGTGTGTGGGTTCCGAAAGTAACAAGGCGTGAAGATTATGCAGTGGTTGTCGTGGGCGATGCGTTAGACGGTAGGCATCACGGAGCGGTCAGTCAAATTTCGCAGAATATTAACGACCAATTGATAATAGCAAAGGCAATATTTGAGCCGATTATTGCGAAGAAACACTGCAAGGCTCTTTATTGGATACGAGGTACAGAAGCGCATGTCGGGCCGAGTGCGGAACTTGAGGAAATTCTGGCAAGAGAATTAAACGCAGTGCCGGATAAAAACGGCAAACACAGCCGATGGACAATGTGGGCACGACTCGGAGGCGAAGGTGATGAAGGGGCGCTGATACATTTTGCTCATCATATAGGAGTAACCGGCAGCTCTCATTACGAGTCCAGCGCATTAAACAAAGAGGTTACGGAACAATATGTAGAGGGCGGAAGGTGGCTCCAGCCTGCGGCGGATATAACAATCAGAGCGCACCGGCATCGCTATATTGAAATCCGGCTGCCGAGCGCAAGGAATTATACTATTGGCCTGGTGCTGCCGGGCTGGCAGGGGAAAACACCGTTCAGCCAGAAAGTGGCCGGTGGCAGACAGACGGAACCACAGCTTGGCGGAGTACTCTGCCGGAAAGGCGATGAGGAACATTATACACGTGCGTTCGTTGTTGGGATTGAAAGGGAAAAAGAAGAGATTGTTTCAGTGAATGCGGCGGAGGATGGCTTATGAAATTACAAATCAGCCGTGAAGCATACGATGATATTTTGAAGGAAATAGAAGAATTACGCAAGAGTTGCGCTTCCCCTAACATCAAGCGGATGGATGACGGATTGTTTGAATTGATTCGACAGGCCAGGGAAAATGACATACCTGTTTCCTGGGGAAAACTATTTGGATGCTTAAAAAAGAACAATCTAATTTCATATAAAAGGCCTGATTCGCTCAGGCGGATTTATTTAAAAGAAAAAGCGTTGCGGGAGGCCGAAAACAGATAATATCTCCCTTCCGGGAATCCGATCACGGCGGAAAGAAGTGCATGGCGCGCAAACCTCTGTACCGTGTAGCAAGTTTGCGTTTTTATGCCGAAGAAGCCCCCACTTGACCGCTACGCACCATGCAGCGTTGGCAGTGCCTGTTACGTCAGGTTCTAGTAAAGCGGTTTTCCCGGCGGGGAGAAATAAACAGTAAGAATCATTCTGGCGGCTGTCGAAATTAGCAAAAAGATAGAGGGGATTCTAAGTGGTTTTTACTGTTAATTGTGGCAATCAAGCTTAACAGGAGTGAGCTGATGCTTTTATACCTGGCAGGGCCTATCTGGTGTTGCAAAGGAGATGAAGCTTGTGGCTGGCGGGATCGGTTCAAAAAAGAACTACCACAATATGAGTTTATAGACCCGACTGAAAAATATTACAGAAAGGGATCGGATTTATGGACTCACAATGAGATTATTTCCTGGGACAAGTTGGGAATAAGGAAGGCGGAAGGCATTGTGGCCAATTGTTGGAAGCCGAGCATCGGCACATCAATGGAAATCATCTATGCCTGGGAGAGCCTTCGGAAGGTATTTTCAATATTTCCTTTTGAAGAACCGAGTCCGTGGATAGAGTACCATAGCCACAAGATTTTCAAATCAGTTGATGAGTGTATTGAATTTTTGAGATCACAAAATTAAAGCCTTGAGGAGAAGGATTGATGGCTGGGAAGCACAAAAAGGCAGATTGCGCATGGGGCGATTCAATCCCGAGGATAGAGACAAAGCTTGATATGCTTATTGAGCGTGTCAACGAGGACAGAAAACACAGGCATGATGTTGACGAACAACAATATAATTTGCTCCGGGCGCACGAGGGCAGGATCTCAGGTTGTGAGGCTTCAATTGCTTCTCTTCTGAATAATAAAAAGAACCAGGCTGTCTTGAACAACTGTAAGGGGAACGGCTTTTGGGGTGCTCTGAGTTCAATTCAGCGAAAATATCTGCTGATTTTATTTTTCGGCGGGCTTGGAGTTTTCGGGGTTCTCGGCCAGCTTTTAAGAATGCTCGGAGAATGGCTGATAAGTTTTCAAGACTCTACGATTGGGATGCCGTGATTTATTCTATTTTAATTTGGTCTGGTTCTTTCACTTCGATTTGAGGTACGCCTTTATATTCGACAATCTTTCCAGTAACTAAAATTTCTTTGTCTTTAAAATAGACTTCCGGCGGTTTGTCAAACTTTTCTCTATTTTGTCCCCAGATTACAACCGTAAAAATCTGCTTAGGATAAGGCTTGTCAAGGTTTAAGAATGTAGGACGGCCACGACTGGCGGGAGCGTATCTTGTACTGACCACGAGACCTTTGACTGTTTTTGTCTCTCCAATATAGTTTTTGGCCTTATCTGCCGAGATAGTATCTGAAACCGTAGCGGTATTGCAGGACAGAACCGATGAAAAAAGAAGAACAAGGAAAAGATTTGAAAGCTTCATGTTAAACTCCTAATGCCCTAAAATATTTGCCAGAATGGAGATTAAAAACAAAACAATATATGGTACTATCAAAACAATATATGCAATGTTTCTATATGTTTTTCTTTCTGGGACATCAGCCCTAGATGCAATATGAAACATACAGGCGATGATAAAAAGGATTATAAAGAGCCACTTCATTTTCTACCTTTCAGGAGTTTAAGAAACCTTCGTCTTCGGGCGAGGGTTTCAGCCCCATTAATGGGAGGCCGTATCAAACCTCACACATCTCACATTTTTAACTTTTTCTTTAAACCGTTGCGGATTGTTTGTTCTGGCGGGGAGTCATTGTAAATCATTTATCCAAGGCTCCCCCGCCGCCAGGTATTACTTCGAACCGACAGCGGGGCGGTCTAGCTCCGACAAAGGACACTTTACAAGACCAGAATTGGCTATCTCCTTTAAGGAGGCGTCTATGCTATCTAGACGTTCAGCCATTTGAGAAAGAATTTGCTCCATGCTTGAAGAAGGATTGTTATTTATTAAATCTTCTTGGGATATTCCTAATACAGAACACAATTTTTCTGTGTGCTTTTTTGGTATATATTTCCCGGTTTCTAAATCTCCAATATATTGAGGAGATGTTCCTATTTTTTCCGCAAGTTGTTCCTGACTAAGATGTTTAGCCTTTCTCGCCTTTCTAATATTCTCTCCAATAATTTTTTTTAAAAAATCCATAGAAAAACTCTTGACATCCATAGAAAAACTATTATATTTATATTGTACTCAGAGCAATAATAGTCCAATTTTCCCACCAATCTTTACAAACCAGAGAGTTTCAAATGGCTAAAAAGACAATTCCCTACAGAATCATCTTCGACCCGGAGTTCTATGAGCGGCTGAGAGCTGCCGCAGACTATGAACAGTTGCCAATGGCGGCCTTTATCAGGCAGGTTTGCGCCGACAGAATCCGGGAAATAGAAAATGAAAAGGTTGCCAATCAGGTTTTGAAATAATTCCCCAAATTAAATTTACTACAATCCGGCACAATCTGCAATAACTATATCGGCAGGCTTTGGGGTTTTCTTCATGAAAATATTCACGGGCATGACAAAAGAAGAAAGAGAAAAGCTTAGAGCCGACATAATCAGGTTTTTCGATACCGGTTTCAGCGAAAGGGAAGTTCTCAAGCTCACCGGAATAACAAAGGAGAACCTGAGAGACTGGCGAAAGAAAGATCAGATGCTGGACTGGCATATTATTAAGGCTTTGGAGAAAAACGAATGACCCCGCTTCAAGCGATTAGAAAATATTGTTTGTGGTGTATGTGCGGCTCGATACGGGAAGTTTCATTGTGTACTTCAAACGAAACAAATCCTAAATGCCCTTTATGGCCTTTGCGGTTTGGCAAGAGAGTAAAGGGCTATCGTTCTTTGAAGCAAATCAGGCTTAAGTGCCTGGATTGTTCAAGCGAGAGTCCGAAAGAAGTTCGAGAATGCCGGTTCAAAGATTGTCCGCTTTATCAATACCGTATGGGAAAAAATTAAAAGGCAAAGGACAGACGGCTGAACATATGGCAAAGATGACAGCCAAACGTATGCTAAAATTTCAAAAACAACTGTACACGAGCCGTTTTTCAATCTAACGCCACCCGGACAGGGGTAAGGTAAGGATAGCCCTTTTTAAAAAAGAATCATTTCCGGCGCAAAAACGCTTGAGTAAAGGATTTGAAAAAATTGATTTAAAAATTTCGCAAAGGAGGGAAAATAAAACAAGATAAGGCCAGCCAGACACGGCGAGGCAAGGCAAGCCACGGCAGGGCGAGGCATGGCAAGGCGCGGCAAGGCGATTGAAGTAAATAACGGGCGCAAGTTCAGGCATTCTCAATTGAGCGAGAATCAGAGAAAAAGCCGCCCAAACAAAGGAGAGGTTGAAATGGAGAATCAAAAAAGAATTAAAGTCAGGCTTGAAGGATTGTCAGAGGTAATGTTCGATCGGTTTATCGATCATTCGAAAGAGAACCGGCCCCCGGAGCAGAAACTTTATCTTTCAGGCGATAATCTTATAGTCCTGCCGGCGGAAAATCTTCACAGCTTTCTTTTCGGGCAGTTCCCGGTTGGATGCGCAAAGGCTTTCGAGGGAAGACAGGGCAGCGAATATATCCGATTCGGCGAATCGCATGTATTTATAGCCCCCCTCCTGATTCCCTTTCTGGATGGCAAAAATAAGCCGATCAAATTCAACGGATTCGGCAAAGATCATCTGGAAATCTGGCTGACCTCTGGCAGAACAAAAAAGGGATCAATGTCGATAAAACAGGAAGCGAAACCTCGGCCTTATCTGAAACTGCCCTGGGCGCTGGAGTTTAACATAACCCTGCTTGAGAATCCAAAGATAGACAGTACAAAGCTGGAAAACTGGTTTCGGGCTGGCGGAATTACGATAGCAATCGGCACG